CTGAATACAAGGAAATACAAAAAATATTTCCAAATGTCAGAGTATACGGGGGAGGAAGTCAGCCTTTAGAATTCGAAGGGACCCAAACGAATTACTACATAAAGTATTCCAGAACAGGTTCTATTTATTACGGGGGATATTCGGTAGGAACTTTTAGACAAGTAGACGATGAATCCTTAAAGTTTATTAAAGATTATTTAGTATCCAAGGCTGTTGATATTTCTGTGACCTCTTTAGATTCTATTATAGAAGGAAGAACCCCTATAAGTAATAAAATTATAAAAGAACATTGGCTAAGATACTATAGTAATAAATTTGAGGTTTTCAAAAAAGGAGTTCTAGAAAGGATTAAGGATTTTTCTAATACCATAAAATATTATCAAAATCATCCTTTAGATAAGTCTTATGAACTTCTGCCTGAATTAAAAAAAATAGTACAGGAAGGATTTCAAAAATCCCCAGAGAAAGAGATAAAAGAAGGAGACCTCACATTAGAACAAAAAAACTACCTTAAGAATAAAATAACAAGACAAACCGATCCTAAATACCAGGGATATAATCCAGATCTTAAAGGTAAGCCTATGTTTAAATTAAACAAAGAAACTGGGTTAGTAGATGTTTATGGGAATTTTACCCACGGGTATTATTCTTCTGCGGTGGAAGGGAATAGAAATTTTATGGGAATTAAATTCGGAAAAGTATATGGGAATTTTGGAACTAATTCTGAAAAATGTTTACCTGAAAAAAATCTTTCAGGATTTCCTCTACAGGTAGATGGAAATTTTGAATTGACGGATGATGGAAGAATAAAATCTTTAGAAGGCTTCCCCGATGTAAAAGGACAAAAAATTTCAATAAAGGGAACTTCAGTTAAAGATTTTTCACCACTAGAAAAAATAGACCTTTTAGATAAAGATTTAGATTTATCAAGAAATATTGAATTAAGAAATTTATCGCAGATAAAATTTCCTAATAGGTTAAAATATTTGAATATTTCTGAAACCCCTCTAGAATCTTTAGAAGGATGTCCTAATGAGGTTGAAAGTCTTTCTGCTCTATTGGTGAAAATAAAAGATCTAAAAGGAGCTCCTAAAAAATCAAAAGAGATCGAGATATCCAGCCCAAACCTAAAAGATATAAGTGGAATATCTGAAATAGAAGGACTTATAAAATTTCTATTTAAATCCGGTTATGAGAGTTCTATTCGGATAGATCTTCCATTAGAAAAATACGGGATTAAAACAATAACAGGTATATTAAACTCGAAAGGATATTTTTCAGATAGAGACAAGAAACTTTATCTAAGTGTATGCACAAAAAGTGATTTAATGTATGACTACTTTGAAGAAAATCCTTTAGATCTTTATCTTTTAGATGATTTTCCGGAAATTAAAAAAGATATTATTCAAAAAAGAGAAATTCCTGATTTCAGTAAGCTTGGGGATGTTTTAAATAAAGGGTTTTTATAATGAGAAAGATATCAACATATTCTTCTATGTTCGAGGGGAAAGCAGAAGACGAAAAGCTAGAAGCATTCAATAGGGCTCTAAATAGTCCAGAGGGAAAAGATTTTCAAAGATGGTTTTATATTAATCACGTAAGAACAGGAAGAGCTTATATTAGTAAGAAATCTGAAATAAAAGGAATAGGAATACCTTCAAGATCTTATTTCGACAAAAGCCCTAATTCAGAAGAATGGTATTTTGAATTTTCTTCTTCCAATGGAACATACGGAACAACTTACAATAAGGATTTAAAATCTCTTCTTAGAGAATTTATGGCAACCGCAGTTAGAAAATCCAGACCATCATCGATAACAGAAAAAGAAATAAAAGAATTCTTTTCTAAAGAATCTAATTTTCCTAAGGGATCTTTCCCTGACCCGGAAAAAATATACTCTTCTATTGTGAAGGAAAGCGGATTTATAACAGATTTTTCTTTCCTTATGGATTTACCTATCATTAAAAGGATTTCGGATTTAGGTGTACGGGTATCAATTAAAAAAGATTCTGGATTAACCTCTCTGTACATAGATTTTAGGAGTTATGGGATCTCAGAAAATGTTTTAACGTCTATATTCGGAAAAGAATATTCCGATTCACTAAAAGAGGTTATTAAAGAAATACCCCAGGGCTCGATCTGGTCCAGATGGGAAATTATCCTTTTTGAAGACCTCAGTTCATTTTCCATTGAGCCTAAATCTAAACCAGGAAAAAATGTTTATGTAGGAAGATATTCAAAAGATCTTAGACTAGGTTTCGATTCTAAAGAAAAGATAGAAAAATACACGGAAGATTTTATAAAACAACATTTTAATCTTATCTCTGCTCTTTTTAAAAGAGGATTTAATGAAAGAATTTACATAAGTCCATTGGAAGATTTAATCAAAAAAAGTATATTAGGAGAATCTATAGGGGATTTAAAAAAGAAATCGGAGGAAAGAATAGAAGAAATACTTTTAGATCTAATCGGACCACACATAAAAGAAAACCCTCTAGATCTTTATATTTTAGATGGAATTCCAAATCTAAAGAAAAAGGCAATGGAAAAATATGGGATAGAAAAAGATTTTTCTAAGCTAGGAAGAGTTCTCGGAAAAGGGTTTTTATAAAATACAATTATGGAAAGAGAATTTTTAATACAGGAGGATTATTTAGATGATCCTTGGAAAATGATGGTCTGTTGCATACTCCTAAATCAGACTAACAATAAACAGGTAAGACCGATTTTAGAGTCTGTATTTGGACTTATACCAAATCCCAATAGTGCAATAGAATGTAACCCTGATAGTTTAGCCACGATCATAAAAACAACCGGATTCCAAAATGTTAAAGCTTCTAGAATAAAGAAGTTTAGCGAGAAGTGGATAGAAGGATTTAATGATATACAGGATCTTCCTGGGGTAGGAAAATACGGAAAAGAGTCCTGGGATATTTTCGTTAATGGTAGAACGGATATAGATCCAACAGATAAAAAGCTAAAGAAATACCTAGAAGATATTAGGTAACTATTTCTTTTTAGAATTTCTAAGTCCTTCTTTTAGGTAATCTGTTATCTCTTTACCCCTTCTAGGTTTCTCTTTTAGAAATTCTTGAAATTCTAAAGATTTTCCTTGATTATCTAAATATCCGTATACATGGGAACCTTCGAACATGGCATCTTCTACATAAGGTAATTGATCGTCATTAGCAGGAGTATAATTTCTGGAATTTACTCTTCTTTCTGAATTTTGTCCGGGGACATCGACGCTTCCGGGTGAATCAAGCCACTCGTTCAAAAAGGATTCAAAAGGTTTAATGTTTTCCATATATTTTATATATCTTCGGAAACATTAAATTTATTTTAACTAAAAACGATAAAGAAAAATTAATGATTATAGACGTTGAAAATTGCGGGGAATTTCTAAGAGCTTCCCACTTTACCGAAGAAGGTACCGTGGGATTTATAGATATCCCAGTTCCGGAAGAAGAAAGATTTGTTTGGCAAAAGTGTTCTGCTAATGATCGGGAGAAAGATCCCGAATGGAAAACTTGGAAAGGAGAGCCTATTAAAAAAGTAAGAACCCAAAAATATGATAAGTATAGAATAGCTCAGATTTTAGACGAATCGGATAGAGAAATCACAGCACCACTTTGGGAATACCAAGATCCTAGAAAATACTTTGTCGATATTGAGGTTGAGATAACGGACGAAATGGGAGATGCATTGGATACTTCCACTGCAAAAAACAAAGTTATCTCGATTGGTATCGCAACGGATCGGAATAAGATTATCGTAATGGGTATTCGACCATTAACCCAGGAACAACAGAATTCTATTTATGAAAAAATAAATAATTATTTTGGATCAACCGGGGATAATTGGTCTTTTAGATACCAGTACTTCGAAAGCGAATATGATATGATGTTTACTTTCTTTAAAGAGGTTGGTTCTAAAATGGGAGTTATTACAGGATGGAATTGGATGGGATATGACTGGCCTTATCTTATAACAAGAGCTAAAAGACTAGGGATAGATCCTAAGATAATGTCGGTTTCAAATTACCTTATAGGAAAAGCACAAACACCAGCCCACATGCTAATGTTTGACTACTTGGATATCTATAAAAAATGGGACAGAGTAATTAAAATTAAAGAGAGTAATAGGCTAGATTACGTTGCGGATAAAGCAGTTGGATTTAAGAAGATAGAATACGATGGAACTTTAAGAGATCTTTACGAATCAGATTTCGAAAATTTTATCTACTATAACGCAGTCGATTGTGCTCTTGTTCACTACATAGACAAGAAATTAAAAACCCAGCAAACGTTCTTTAAGATCGCTATGACAGGAGGAGTTGAGATTAATAGATGTCTTTCCCCAGTTTGGTCTACAGAAGTTATGATGCTTAGATATTTCACTAAAAGAAAACAAGTCTTTGTTTCCGAAAGATCAGAAGAAACACATCTTAAATTTGCAGGAGGATATGTAATGGATCCTATAGTAGGTCTACATGAATGGGTTGCTTGCTATGACTTTGCTTCTCTTTATCCAAATGCTATTGTTCAATGGGGTATTTCTCCAGAGACTTACAAAGGAAAAGACCGGGTTAATCCAGATCCCAATTGGATAAAAACAGCTTCAGGAGCATACTTTGGAGGAGATGACGAGGAATCTATTTTAAGAACTATAGTTAAGGATCTTTACTCAAAAAGGAGAGCAACTAAAGATAAAATGCTTGATCTTCAGATCAAAATAGATGGACTAGAAAAAGAATTAAAAAAGTTAGAAAAAGAACAGTAAAAACCCAAACTCTTGGATACCTTGGTTGATATATAATTTCCAACTGGGTGATAGAGAAACTAAAAACTTATTTATATGGCTAATACGGATAATAAATGCTCAGAATTGGAAGTTAATGACTTCCACACCGGTACAGAAGACACATTAGGTCTAATTTACAACAAACAAAAAGAACTACAAGAAAGATATGGATTTAATTTTGAAAATTGGTCAATAAAACAAATCGTAGATTTCTGGATGGTAAACAAACATGCATTAGGTGATGAACTAAATGAAATGTTCGATGCAATAGGGGGAATCAATGATGGTATTGGATCTGCCGGATGGAAATACTGGAAAGGTAAAAATAAAGAAACAGAAAAAATGAAAATTTCAGATTTATCGGAATCTGATAAATTAGAGCTTTATTATGAATGGATAGATGGACTCCACTTTTATATGAACTTTGCAATCTCTATAGGAATGACTAGTAAGGATATAGTTAATCTTTATATGGCAAAACAGCAGGAAAATCATAGAAGACAGGATTCCGGTTATTAATTAAAAACAAATATGTCAGAAAATTTAAATGATTCAACAGAACCTATACTAAAGGAAAATCCCAATAGGTTCGTAATATTCCCAATAGAGCATAATGATATTTGGGAATTCTATAAACAACACCAAGCAGCATTCTGGACTGCAGAAGAGGTTGACCTATCAAACGATATAAGGGACTGGGAAAAGTTAACAGATAATGAAAAGTACTTCGTTAAGAATGTTCTTTCATTCTTTGCTGCTTCTGATGGAATAGTAAATGAAAATCTTGCGGAGAATTTCTACAGAGAAGTTCAATATCCAGAAGCTAAATTCTTTTATGGTATTCAGCTTGCAATGGAAAATATTCATTCCTTAATGTATTCTTTATTGATTGATACCTATATCAGCAATCCGAATGAAAAAGATGAGTGTTTTAATGCTATAGAGAATTTACCTGCAGTAAAAAAGAAAGCTACTTGGGCATTGAATTGGATTGAAAATGCTTCTTTCCAAGAGAGACTTATTGCTTTTGCAGCGGTGGAAGGAATTTTCTTTTCTGGATCTTTCTGTTCTATATTCTGGTTAAAGTCTAGAGGAATTATGCAAGGACTATGTAATGCAAATTCACTTATATTTAAGGATGAAAATCTACATTGTGACTTTGCAATACATTTATTAAATAACCACTGTGAGAATAAACCTTCTGAGAAAAGGATAAAAGAAATTTTATTATCTGCTCTCGAGATAGAAAAAGAATTTATCACCGAATCTCTACCAGTTTCTTTGATAGGTATGAATTCTAATCTTATGAAACAGTATTTAGAATTTGTTGTTGATGGATTATTACTTAAATTTGGATGCAAGAAACACTTTAATGTAGAACAGCCTTTTAAGTTCATGGAACAAATTGCAGTCGAGACCAAAGGAAACTTTTTTGAAAGCCGAACAGTAGAGTACCAAAAAGCAAAATTGAACGAAACCATTTCATTTACTGAAGATTTCTAAAAATAAAAATTATGTCATTAAGAATTATTAAAAGAGGCGGGGACTCGGTAGCATTTAATCCTCAAAAAATATACAGCCGAATCAAAAAAGCGGGGAAGGGGTTAAACGTTAATACTGACGAGATTTTTATTAAAGCTATAACTTCTGTTCCTACAGAGGGAGAAGTAACAACAAAAGAGCTGGATAAATTAGTTTATGAGATTGCTGCTTCCTATACCGGAAGTCATCACGATTATTCTAGACTTGCTTCCTCTATTGCAATATCTTCTTATCATAAAGAAACAAATCCTAGTTTTTCAGAAACTATGAAAATTTTATCCGAGGATGGAATAATAAACGAGAAGCTAGTAGATATAATTAAATCTTACGGAGAAGAAAAAATAGATTCTGTAATTGACCACGAAAAAGACTACAACTTCGATTACTTTGCTTGGAGATCTTTACAGGAAATGTACCTTCTAAAAAGGCCAACAGGGGAAGTTATAGAAAGACCCCAGCATATGTACATGAGAGTTGCTCTTTGGGTAACTGATTCTTTCGAAGAAGCTTTTGAGTATTACAAATCTCTTTCAGATCAACTTATATCTAAAGCAACACCGATCATGATTAATTCGGGAACTAAAGTTCCTCAGTTAGCATCTTGCGTTTTGCATTATAACAATTCGGATTCTAGACAAGGACTCTTAGATACCCTAAATGATATTTCAACATTTTCTTCCGATGCTGCTGGTATTGGCCTAGCTATGTCAAATATTAGAAGTAAAGAAAGTCGAATATCTTCTTCTGGAGGATTTGCGGGGGGACTTTTAAAATATTTGAAAATTGTTAACGAATCTCTAAGATTCTTTAATCAACAAGGAAGAAGACCTGGATCCTCTGCTATTTACCTAGAGCCTTGGCATAAAGATGTTCTTGATCTTTTAGACATCAAAAAGAATACAGGTGCTGAAGAACTAAGAGCCCGAGATTTATTTACTGCTCTTTGGATTCCTGATAATTTTATGGAAGCAGTTAAGAATGATACTGATTGGTATTTATTTTGTCCTAACGATATATTAAGTGCGGGGATTAAACCACTTCAAGAATCCTACGGAGAAGAATACGAAGAGAACTACAATAAAGCGGTTTCTTTAGGTCTCGGTAAAAAAGTTAAAGCCCAGGAAATATGGACCAAGATAATAGAATCCCAGGTTGAAACCGGCGTTCCTTATCTATGTGCAAAAGATAGTGCAAATAGAAAAACTAATCACCAAAACATAGGAACGATTAAACAATCTAATTTATGTGCAGAAATTTTTCAATTCACTAACGAGACCGATACTGCTATCTGTACTCTTTCCTCGATAGTTCTTAAGAATTTTATACAGGGAGGTAAATTTAACCACCAATTGCTATTCGAAGAAGTACGTAAAGTTGTTAGAGCTTTAAATAGAGTAATCGATATTAATAACTATTCCACCAAAAAAGGACTAAAAGGGGGAATGGAGCAAAGAGCAATTGCTATAGGAACCCAAGGTTTAGCAGATGTCTTCTATCTAATGGATTACATATTCACATCAGAAGAAGCTAAAAAATTAAATAAGGAGATTTTTGAAACCATCTATTATGCTTCTATTTACGAAAGTAATAAACTATGCATAGATGGAAAATATAAAAAATACTCCCACTTCAAAGGTTCACCGATGTCTAATGGGGTATTCCAATTTGATATGTGGGGATTAAACGAAAGTGATTTATTTTGGGATTGGTCAGAATTAAAAGAGAATGTTAACAAGCACGGAGTTTGTAATTCTTTATTTACTGCACAAATGCCTGTAGCATCTTCTGCAAAAATAACTGGATCTTTTGAAATGACAGAGCCAGCTCATTCGGCTCTATTTAATAGAAGAGTAGTTGGAGGAGAGATAATGATCGTTAATAAATATCTTATTAATGATTTCGAAAAACTTGGGATCTGGTCTGAAGATCTAAAAAATGAGATAATAATAAATGAAGGATCAATTCAAAATATTAATTTCAATAATTATTTAGATACTGAAGATAAAAATTATGCTAAGAAGGTTAAAAGGATTGAACATCTGATTCCTAAATACAAAACTATTTGGGAGATTTCACAGAGGGAATTAATTGACATGGCAGCAGATAGAGCTCCGTTCATCGATCAATCTCAATCTATGAATATTTATATGGCTAATCCAACTCTATCCAAGATTACTTCTTCTCACTTCCATTCATGGGAAAGAGGACTAAAGACTTTATGTTATTACGTAAGAACTAAAGCTATTTCAACAGGAGCAAAACATTTAGCAATAGATACCTCAAAAATTGAAAAACCAAAAGAAACCCCTGAAGAACCTAAATTAGTTCTACCTTCAAAGCCAGAAAATTCTGCATTTGAATGTTTTGGATGCTCTTCTTAAATATATAGAGTATGGTTATAGTAAAAGATTTTAATACTTTCCTAAATGAAAGGTATGTACCGGATAATCCAGGAAAAATGATAGTTCTATTTGGACCTCCTGGAAGCGGAAAAGGAACTTTAGCAAAAGAACTTAAAGACAAATACGGGATGAAACACATCTCTACTGGAGATCTGGTTAGAAATTCAGATGACGAAGAGATAAAAGAAATTATAGCTTCCGGAAAATTCGTTAGCGATTCCCAAATTCTTAAACTTCTTAGGAAAGCTATAAAAGAAGAGGACCTTGAATCTGGAATTATATTCGATGGATTTCCTAGAACTGTAAGTCAAGCCCCAAAGCTAGATTCGCTTTTAGGTAAGAAAGGGGTTGGACTCAATTATGCAATTTTCTTAGATGTTCCTGAAGATGTTGCAAAAGAAAGAATTAAAGGAAGATCCAAAAAAGAAGATAGAAAGGACGATTCAGACCCGAAGGTTATCGAGAAAAGGTTTGAAGAATATAAAGAAAAAACTCTTCCGTTGGTGGAAGTCTACGAAAAGAGCAAGAAATTATTTAAAGTCGACGGAACTAAAGGAACCGAAGAGGTTTTAAAGATGGTAAAAAATAAATTAAAATTATCCTAAAAATATTAGAAAGGAGGAAATTTTTTCCTCCTTTTTTGATATAACCTTTAAATAATTTATTAAAAATGTCTAAGAATAAAAAGAAAAAAGGGACTTATCAGAAAATGGATACTCCTGTACAGAAGAAATCTATTCCTATTGGAAATCTAAACTTAAACGCAAAACAAGAAATAGACCTTTGCCTTGTTATGATCGTAAAGGACGAAGAAGACACTATGGAAAGATGTCTTAGAGCAGTTTCTCCTTATATAAAATATTGGGTAATCGTAGATACGGGTTCTAAGGATAAAACAAAAGAAGTTATTACTAAGACCATGGCAGACTTGGGAATTGAAGGAGAACTTCACGAAAGACCTTGGGTAAATTTTGAAGTTAATAGAACAGAGAGTTTAGAATTAGCTAAAGGAAAATGTGATTATAGATGGATTATAGATGCCGATGATACATTCCACACGGAAAATCCTTCAATAAATCCTTTTGCTGGATTAGATAAAGGACCCGATTGTTATCAAATTTTATACAAACTTAATTCCTTGCAGTACCATAGAGCCCAGGTTGTTAAATCGGATCAAAAATGGGTTTATAAAGGAGTTCTCCATGAGTATCTTCATCTTGAGGACAAACCGGATATTGTCCAATCTATAGTTCCTAATTCTTATGTTATTGCAGATATCTCTCCTTTAAAAAGAGCTTCTAGTCTAGAAGAAAAATATGCAAACGATGCTAAAATATTAGAGGATGCTCTAGAGAAAGAACCAGATAATGCTAGATATCAATTCTATCTTGCTCAGAGTTACAGGGATTCTGAACAATTAGAAAAATCGGTAGAAGCATACCAGAAGAGAGTAGAAATGGGAGGATGGGAAGAAGAAGTTTATTACTCTATGTATATGATTGCTAAGATTAAAGAAAAACTTAATTATCCGGAAGAAGAGGTCACTACTTTATACTCTAAAGCTTGGGAATATAGGCCAAATAGATTAGAATGTCTTTTTCATCTAATGAGAAAACTAAGGGCTCAAAATAGATTTTTACTCTCTTTTGCCTGTGGTGAAATAGGAATAAAAACAAAAGGAACTTCCGATATTCTTTTCTTGGAAGCAGAAATATGGCAGTGGAGACTTCTAGATGAATATTCTTTAGCAGCTTATTATATAGGGAATCCGGAAATAGCTCTAGAAAAAACTTCTGCTATCGTAAATTCTTCTTTCTTTAAAGACCTTCACCCGGAAGAAAAGACTAGGCTTATGAAAAATTTAGATTTTTATAAGAAAGGAGCAGACGAAAAAACAAGAAAGCTTAGAGAAATGCAAATATTACAAACAGCAAAAAGATAGAAATATGCCAACATTTTACGAAGAAACTGATTTTGATATAAGTGTCGATGATTTTTTAGAAAAATGTAGTAGATTTGAGCTGGAGGAAGTTATAGATTATTTAGAAGAGATGGGATACCTTAAAAATCACAAAAGAGTTGAGGGGGGAAGTCCGATAGGAATTCTAGAAGAGGAATTCCAGGAGAAGATTCAAAAGATTTCTGAATCTAGACATAGGCTTACCCTGGAGGAGGAAGAAATAATTGATATGATAGCTAATAGACTATAGTTTTATCTTTGATATATAGTGGTAAAATTAGCTATCAATTATGAGACATCTAGAGGGATATGAATTATTCGAAGGAGAAAATTCCAAATTCATAAAAGATTTTTTGACCGATTTTGGAACTTTAATTTCTTTGAATTTTTCTCAAATAACTAAAATGGGTAAAGATGAGGATGCAAAAAAAGAACTTACACTTATGATGCAAACCCTGAGAAGCCCAATAATAAATGGTCTAAATTATTTTGATTTCTTAAAAGATAATATAAATAATATAACTAATAATCCTAAGGCGTTATCAGCTTTACTTGATCAGATCAGGAAATTGTTATCCTATATCGAGCCAAGGGTTAAGAGATACGTAGCTGACGGGGAAGCACCAAATGGGATTAACTATAAAGAAGCCTGGCTAAATAGGATAGACACTATCAAAAAAGATTATGTGAAGATAATCAGCTAAAAATATAATACAATTTAGATATATAAAAATAAAAATATGAAAAACCTATTAGAATTTGAATCTTTCAATCCTATAAATGAAGCTTCATTTGTTCCTATTTATAACAATCAACTTTACGTTAAAAATCCTTCCATTGATCCAGAATCAAAACACCCAGCATCTGCTGTAATTTCTGCTATTCAATTACTTATGGATAGAATGGAAAATGGAGAAATCTCTAAAATATCTGTTATTGCAGACGTTCCGACCCAAGGAAAAAGAGCACCTCTTTATGTAAGAGACAGCATAGAATCTGAAAAAAGAAGAATTGCAGCTCAAATGGCAAGAGAAAAAGGAAAAGAGATCACAGATCCAGAAGCTTTAGATTTTGATAGATACGGTAACAAAAGAAATTTCTTTTTCGATTCTGAATTTATTATAGATAGCATCGTTGAAGAAACAGGGGGTAAAAAATATGTTATAGGTATTCCTGAATCGTTATACAGCAAAGCAATTAGAGATGAGGAAACTAAAAAATACTATTCGGTAGAAATATACCCGGATCAGATCGAAGAGGTCTACTACGATCCAAAATAATTAAAATTAACCAATCCCCGGATTGGTTTTTTTATTTCGAAAAAATTCTTATATTTGTAGAAAATATATGGAAAATCGAAAACTTGGATACTGTTGTATCAATCTCACCCTTCAGGAATCTTCTAAAATAACTATAAACCGGGGAATGGTAAAAAGAACTTTCCTGGAAAGAGGAATTTCTTACGCTTCTGAGCTTGCCCTTGCAAACGTAAAAGACCTGGAAAAGATAATACGCTGGAATCATGAAAATGGAATTCTAATGTATAGGATGTCTTCGGATATGTTTCCTTGGTGTTCTGAATATGAGATCCCAGATCTTCCTGATTATCAAGAAATATTATCTATAATGAAAAGAATTGGCGATTTCGTAAAATCGGTAGATCAAAGACTTACTTTTCACCCTTCTCCTTATTCGGTTTTAGCTTCGGATAAGGAACATGTAGTTAATAATGCCATAAAGGAAATAAATCAGCATGGCGAAATGATGGATATGTTAGGCCTGGATAGAACTACATATTATCCTATAAACATTCACGTCAATACAACAAAGCCTTCCAAAGAAGAAGCTGCTTCTCGATTCTGCAAAAATTTTGAAAGACTCTCGGATTCTGCTAAATCTAGACTTGTTGTTGAAAATGACGATAAGCCAACCCAATTTACTGTTAAAGATTTAAAGGAAATGGTCCACGATAAAATAGGTATTCCGGTGACTTTTGATTTTTTACATAACAAATGTAATCCTTATACCGAAAACGAAAAAGAAGCTCTTTCCTTGGCTTTATCTACATGGACAGAAGAGATTACTCCAATCACCCATTATTCGGATTCTAAGAAAATATACGAAGACGAATCGTCAAAATTGCTAGCCCATACCGATTGGATTTGGGGGGAAGTCGAAACATATGGGTTAGATTTTTCTATAGAATTTGAAGTAAAAATGAAAGATAAAGCTTTACTTAGATTCATAAACGAAAAACTTTTAGTGTGATGGAAAAAGAACAGATGAAAAAAGAATTAGGAGCATTTGAATCCGGGATCAAATCGGGGGACACAAAAGGAATTTTATATAAGGTAGATTCCGAAATGGAGGGAATAATTAGAATGGGATTTCTAGAAGAAAAATACGGAAAAGAGAAAATAGACCAGATACTTATGGAGAATGAGGTTTCTATTTCGGACCTTTCCATAGATGGGGTATTCAATCAGATTTGCGAAATTGCAGAATCTTAATATATAAATTATATGTTTAATTTCGACAATAGCGATCCTTTTATGTTTGGTTTTGGTGATTCGCATCCTCAATTTTCCACAATAAAGAAACATATAGAAAGATCGGTACAGGATCTTTTTCTTACCTCCTTAAGGGAACAGCCAGAAGAGATGGTTTATGTTTTTACCGAGGAAGAACAGATTGATCGATTTAAATCTAGAATGCTTTCATATTGGGAACAATTTGAAGAATACGAGATATGTCAGGAGGTTTCTAATAGAATAGAGGATCTTAAAGAGAGATGGAAAAATAGGGACACCGAAGTTAATCCTCTTTCTCTAGAAAAAATAAAATCATTATTCGATTAAATGAAAGATTATTATAAAATACTGGGGGTTTCTAAGGATTCTTCCCAAGATGATATAAAGAAAGCCTACAGAAAGCAGGCAATGAAATATCACCCAGATAAAAATCCCGGAGATTCTGCTTCAGAGTCTAAATTTAAAGAGGTATCTGAAGCATACGACGTGCTTTCGGATCCTAAGAAAAAACAGGATTATGATAATCCAGGAATGGGATCAAGTTCATTTAAAGATTTTTGGACCGGAAATCCCTTTCAAACTGGGGATTTTTCTTCTTTTTTTACTGGGGGATCTAGAAGGAGTTCTTCTGCAAAAGGGAGAAATGTAAATGTTTATATCGCGATAACCCTAGAAGAAATGATGACTGGGTGCGATAAAAAGGTTAAGGTTTTTAGGAAATCCCACTGCGATTCGTGCTCCGGAACGGGGGGTAAAAATGGGGAAACCCTAGCATGTGGTCATTGTAACGGAGCAGGGGTAATTAGTAAAATTGCTAATTATGCTTTCGGGCAAATGATAATGGAGGAAGTTTGCGGTCATTGTTCAGGAACGGGATTTAAAAATTCTTCAGATTGCGGAACGTGTAGAGGAGAAGGTGTTGTTGACCGAGAAGAAGAGATTGATATCAGAGTTCCTAGAGGATCTATAGATGGGGTTTCTTTTGTTGTTCCTGGAAAAGGTCATTGTATAAAAACTCCAGGGAATTCTGGGGATATAGTGGTTAAAGTAGAGGAATATGTCCATCCTTTTTATAGAAGGGAAGGGGTAAATCTAATCCATGAAAAATTCTTATCTTTCAAAGAAGCTTGTTTAGGAACCGAAATAGAACTTCCAAATTTAAAAGGATCTAAATTTAAAGTTAAGATAGATCCTGGAACTCCTTCAGGAAAAATACTAAGACTTAGGGGAAGAGGAATTCCTGAATTTAATGGGATTTCTAATGGGGATATTCTAATCAAAATAAGTATTTTAATCCCTACGGATTTATCAGAGGAACAAATTAAAGCTTTAAATCTATTTTAAATATGACTTACATTTTATTTTTTATTCTGGGATGGGGAATAACATCCACGGTAATAAACGGATCCATATTTGACAAGATCAGAAATTATTTTATAATCAAATACCCTCTCATAGGAAAACTTTTTTCTTGTATAAGATGCCTAGGATTTTGGGTTGGAACCTTTATGTTTACCCCATTAGTTCATTATGGAGTAATTCCCCCTATATTTCCCTCTGAAGTTCCTTATTTGGTTTCTTTGTTTGCTATGCCTATATTTCAAAGTAATTTTGGAGTAGTCATGGAATCTTTTCTCATATTTCTAGTAAAAGGAACAAGAAATAATATTTAATGGCAGCATCACCTTATTTTAAATCGGACATTACCGTAGTGTTTAAAGCTTCCAATAGGGCTAACTCTAAGGTTAAAATAAAAACATATAAAAATAGATCTATCGATGATGTTTTATCTACCAATAAAATGGTCGGTGTTCCTTTAAATGCAGTTATTCTTGAAATGGGAATGGGCGAAAACTTTGAATCTGAATGGAAGAAAAAGTATAAGCTAAAATAACGAAACAATCCCAAATAATCTAATAAAATAATAAAAATATAAATAATGAAAATTAGAATTACGAGTATCCCAAATCTTATTACTTTTTTAAAGAGACTTAAAACCGTAGAAAAAAATGTTATTCTTGAGGTAACCCAGGATAAAATATCTTCAAAAGTCCACACACCGGACAAAGCGGTCATGAAATATTCTAGTCTTGGGTTTAATGAAGTGTTCGAAGGATCTATAGAGTGGAAAGGAAAAAATAAAATTAAAATAGGACTAATTGACGTAGGACGTGTAATAGATGCGTTTAAGCACTTTAGACCCGAAGAAGATGTTTTCCTTGAGCTAACTGTCCAGGAAGAGTCAGGTGAATATATCACATCTGAAATGAGGTTAATTTCAAAGTCTCTTAAAATAAAATTAAAATGTGCAGATCTAGGACTTCTTTCTTATGTTTCTGATGAAATTCTAGAAGTTGTTCACTCGAAAGAAGATTTTATTGGTAAATTTAAAATCTATCAATCCGATTTTAATACAGTTCTTTCTCTTTGCGGAATGGAATCCAATTCGGAAGAGATCCTTAATTTTGATTTGTCCAAAGAGGAAGTCTACACAGCAGGGGATTCTTTCAGATATAAATTATCTTTAGGCTTAGATGAAATATCTATAAGCGGGGAAAAAATGAATTCTTCTATCTATAAGAATCATTTAGGGTTTATGGAACAAGAAACTTGTCAGGTATACATTCACGAAAACAGAATAGTCTTAGATTCAGAATCAAGCTCAACATCAATTGCTATAGGAATCGTAGAAAAATAAGAATGGATAGATTAGAAGAGATAAAAAGGCTAAAAGAGGAAATTCAAACTCTGACTGCTCTAAAGAACGAATATAAGAACGAAGAACAAGGGATTAAACTCACGATGAACTCCATATACGGAGCGATCGGGAATAACTACTTTGCATGCTTTAATCCTGATGTAGCAGAAGCAGTTACTTTACAGGGGCAAGATCTTATTAAGTATTCCTCTATGCTTCTCACGAGATACTTCCATGAATTCTGGCATATAGATGCGGATCTTCATCAAAAATTAGGAATATCAACACCAAAGAAAGTAATTAGACCACTAGTTGTTTACGGAGATACGGATTCCAATTATGTTTCTTTCCAGGAAGTTGTAAATTCTTGTGATTATCAAGGAGATCCTAAGGAATTAATTCTAAAGATAAACGAATATAGGCTAAAAGATTATCTTAAAAAATCTTTTGAAAAATATTCGGAAAAATGGAATACTAAGAATTACCAGGATTTTGAAATGGAAACTCTTTCTAGGAGTGGAATGTTTTTAGGTAAAAAGAAATATGTGACGGATCTCATATACGAGGATGGAGTTCATATAGAATCTCTTTCAAGATTAAAGATAACAGGGGTGGAAATGGTTAAAGGGGGAACTCCTCCTTTTGTAAGAGAAAAACTTACATACCTAACTAAATACATTTTTTCCAAGGGAGGATCTTTTAATCTAAGAGATTTTGTCCAAGAGCTAAAAGCTATAAAACAAGATTTTAAAATGCAGGAGCCTAAGAATATTTCCAATGCTGTTGCAGTGAATAACTATGAAAAATTTATACTTAATGATACTACAGGATTTGAGGTTGCAAAAGCTTGTCCTATACACGTAAGAGCTTCTGGGTATCATAATTATCTTCTGAATAATTCTAAATATAAGGATAAATATCAGTTAATAAAAAGCTCCCAAAAGGTTAATTTTTATTTCGTTAAAACTAAATCTATGAGAGACAATAACGTTTTTGCCTATCCTCAGGGAACTTTTCCTTATGAATTTGCTCCTCCCCTAGATTATGATGAGCAATTCACTAAAACTATATTGGACCCTATAAATAGATTTATAGAAGCTATGGGGCACAATCCAATAAGTCCTAATTTATTTATGGTTAAAGTTCTTTTTTAACATGGGATTCAATAAAAAAATTCTACCGCCTATAGACAAAATGATAGAAATTAGAAATTCTTATCCTAGTGATTCTGAATTTCTGGAAGGATTCATAGGAAAATATGATTGTTTGATAGGATCAAGAGAATCCTTAGACTATTTAAAAGAGATGGAGGAAAAAGAATGTCAGAATCTGCTATAAAATTATTAGGAAATTCAACATATTTGATCTATAAAAAGACCATTTATTACGAAGCATTTACAATCCTAGAGAATAAAAAAGAATTTATCAGATTTGATTCAGTACCTAATGGGGATAAGAAAAAAAGAGTTTCGGAAATATGTGATTTCCTATATCTAGAAAAGGACAGGGAGAATTTTAAAAAGATGGATAATATTCTAAAGATACTCCAGATTAAAGAAAAAATAAGTCCCGATTAATAGATATATAGAATTAGATTAATATAATTTCAATGGAAGAAAATAAAGTTTTTGGTTTTTTATCTTTTTTAAATGAATCTAGAGGAAGAGCAAAGAAAGAAAAAATAAACATAGTTATACTAACGGGGGTTTCTGAAGAAAATAAAACTGCAGATTCTTTTGTTAAAGAATCCAAAAAAAGAGGATTTACCTGTCACGTAGTTAACGTTAACGATTCTTCTGTCATTATAGGGAAAGAGGAAAAAGATTATATTCAGGTAGAGGACAAAAAGATCGAAATAAGTAAATCCGATACAGTTTTTATTCCAAGAAGAGGGGTAATTAGTAATTCATACACTAAGAAAGTCATGCTTCAGCTGCAGAAAGGTGGATACTTTACTTTGAACTCTTTAGAGTCCATGGACGTTTGCGAAAATAAATACGTTACTGCTCAGGTAATGGAGGAGTATGATCTTCCAGTTCCTAAATATTCATTAATACAAAACGAGCATGGACTAGACAAAGCTTTAATGGAAATAGGGGGTAAATTTCCTATCATCATGAAGCTTCTTTCCGGTACTCAAGGTATTGGAGTTTCTATAGTAGATTCTTATGCTTCTTATAAATCTGTTTATCAGACCATCAAAAAACTAAATCCATCTTCTGAAATTTTAGTTCAGGAAAAAATAGATTCTAACTTTGACCTCAGAATACAGGTTATAGTTAAAAATCTAGGAGAAGTTAATTACGAAGAAAACCCAGATAATTTCATAGTTCTCGGAGCTATGAAAAGAAAAGCTATCAAAAAGGATTTCAGAACAAATTATTCTTTAGGGGGACAGGTTGAAAAATATAATCTTCCTGAAAAACTAAAAAGAATAGCTTGTAATGCAGCTGCGGCAGTAGGATGTCATTGGTGCGGAGTTGATCTTATGATAGACTCTAAAAGTAAAAAGCCTTATATTCTAGAGGTCAACTCTTCTCCTGGAACTGAAGGTATATCAAAAGCTTTAGGAGTTCCTATTGTTGCTGAAGTCATAGACTATGTTTCGGATAAAGACAACTGGATTCTACCTGAATATTCTATAGGGTATTTAGAAATCCTTTAGTTCATGAAGCTAAGACCCGAACAGGAAAAATCGTTAACGAAAGACCTATAATTGAATTGGATATAGAATTTAATGGAAGGATCTACGATAAAGTAAAAATAGCTCCGGTGGATAGAACCGATTTTTCTGCTCCTTTCCTAGTAAATAGAATATTCATGAATAGAATAGGGGTTAAAATAGATCCAGATAGAGAATTTTTAGTTACCAAAGAGATAAACGGGTATACAAAAAATAAAACAGGACTAGGATTTGGTAAAGCTAAAGGAGATCCTCACTCGGGAATAAAATTCGAATAATTTAATAGTGAAATCTTTGGACCTGGTCGGATTGGGTATATTGAAAATTTGGACCAGGGGTAAGAACGAAAGATAGTCCTTCTCCGTCTGATAGATTATACAATTCTCTTATGTAAGATTCAGCTTCCCCACATTTTTCTATATCAATTTTGATTTTTTTGCAAATGTCATTGGAGATGGAAAATATCTTATCTTCAAAATTTTGGGAGTCCTGGAAGTTAAAATATTTTTCATATTTTTCCAGGAATCTCTTAATTTCCGATTTTTCCCTGATGGATAACATTTTAATCCTCTGTGGTCTTACCTAGATTTTTTCTGATAAGTCTTCTGATGTAATGAGAAACCGAAATAGGAGCTTCTCCTTTAGAAAGAGCTTCTTTAGAAATCTTTCTTGTAAGATCGGTTAAATCTTCTTCCGAGATTAAAACCTGAAGCTTTTCCGTTTTTTCTTGACTCTTAGCCATATTATTTTTTTTATTTTATATATCTAAATCGGAATTTATTTTCTTTTCTTTCCGTTAAATTTTAAAATTTGTTCAATAAAATGGATTGTTCATTGACAATGAACACCAAAAAATAATGAACAATTTTTTTTTCTACGAATAATTTTGTATATTTGATAAAATTTAAAATTTAATAATTATGGCACCACAGATTATCTATTTGTCTTTAGTTTTTATTGGTCTTCTTATTGCAGCAAATCAGCACGGTAAAGAAAGAACCCCACACAACTTTTGGGTTACCCTGGTTGCAACTTTTATTTCCATTTCTATCCTTTACTGGGGAGGATTTTTTTCAGTAATTTTCGGATAACCATTTATTAAAATAAAAAATGCCACAGATATTCAAAGTTGGAGGATGTATAAGAGATGAAATTCTTGGGATAGAATCTAAGGATATTGATTTCACATTTGTCCTAGATAACCTAGATAGAACCGTAGAAGAAGGATTTGAAATAATGACTAAGTGGCTAGAACACAAAGAATTTACTATATTTCTTTCTACCCCAGAGATGTTTACTATCAGAGCAAAATTTCCTAAGGGAGATCTTAATGAAGGACTGGTAGCTGATTTTGTTCTTGCAAGAAAAGAGGTAGGATACAAGGAAGGAACAAGACAGCCCATTCTTGAGCTAGGAACTCTTGAAGACGATCTAATCAGAAGGGATTTTACCCTCAATGCAATGGCAGTTGACTACGATGGTAATCTAATAGATTTATTTGGAGGTAAGGAAGATTTGGAAAAAGGTATATTGAGAACTCCATTAGATGCACATATTACTATGATGGATGATCCTTTGAGAATTCTAAGAGCTTTAAGATTTAGTATTACAAAAGGATTCACGATAGACGATTCAATCTGGGTAGCTATACACAGAAAACGTAATCCACAAATCCTAGAAAAATTAGAAAAGGTTGTTTCTGCAGAAAGAATTAGAGAAGAAGTTTTTAAAATGATGAAAGCTGATACTGTTAAAACATTGGAGTTATTCAGGGAAGTTGAAGATACCCTACCTGGATTTACCGCCTTGGTATTTGGTAGAGGACTTTGGTTAAAACCAACATTTGAATTATAATATGAAAAGAGTATTAATTTTAATATCGATTACATTTCTAATTGCGAGTTGTAATGAGAATCTCGGGCCAAAAGCTCCAAATTCAAAAAGAATGGAATTGGATCCAGAATCAAAATACCATGATCAGAACTACAAAGTATACACTCTTGAAGGATGTGAATATATTCTTGTAGGTGGTGGTAATGGTCAATGGGGTTCTCATAAAGGGAATTGTAAAAATCGTATTCATCAAAAGTGAAAGGGTTTATAAAATATACACTTCTTTGGGTATCCCAAAATCTATCTATTCCATTTTGGACGATAGGGCATATACATCTGATGACCAGTATATATGAGGATCTTCATGAGATAATTGCTTCGATAGGAATGAATATTATAGTAGCATTAGGATTTATAGTAGGGTATTTAGAAGAGAGAAAAAAAGAGAAATGAGAAATTTTATAGATATCAAAAAATTCTATCCCGATTATTTGGAGTGCGAAAACTATTCTATATTTAAGAAGAATCTGGAAGAAGAAGATTTGATCCATTGGAAAGGTAATGTCGGAGAACTATACAAGGACAAAGTCCAAATAGGGAAAGAATATATTTTTTTGTATCACAAAGGACTTCAAAAAACTATGATGTCCGATCACGAATCAGAAACCATAACGAACCAAAAATTTATAGATTCTGCTAAAGGGGATGTTCTAATTTTTGGACTGGGTCTTGGCCTTATAGTTTTTCCTCTTATGAAAGAGAAAGAGATTAATAGAATAGTTATTGTTGAATTGGACAATGGACTAATCGAAATGGTTTCTCCTATGATTAAATTTTTCGGGGATTCAAATAAGATTGAAATCTTTCAAGGAAATTGTTTTTCCTGGAGAACAGAAGAAAAATTCGATACCATATATTTTGACATATGGGAAGTGATAGATGAAAAATCATTCGGGGAAATGGAATATCTGGAAAGTAAATACAGGAAAAACTTAAGAGAAGGAGGATGGATGGATAGCTGGTGTTCGGAATTAGAGGGTAAAAAATAAATTTAAATAAATGAAAAAGTCAACAATTTTTATGGTATCTTTAGTATTTCTAATGGTATCTTGTAACGGAAAAAAATACAGGATAAGTGATTCCCGGGGAAATTATTATCATACAAATTCTTACGAGACCGTAGAAGAAGGGTGTATTAAATTTAAAGATCTGTGTACTTGCAATAAAGAAGAAGATGGGGACGAAATTAAAATATGCGGGTCTTATACAATAACCGAAAATGAAATAGAAGAAAAATGAAAGAAGAAATGTGCTCTATGAAAGAAATAAAATCCCCTTGCCGAACTTTTCAATTCGGGGGAGATCCTGAACTTATCCATGTTATTAAAACTGGATTTAAAAACAGATATATGATAGTTCACGAGGATGCATACGAATTCCTATTAGGAAAAGTGGAATTTAAAACCAGAGAAGAAATTAAAAAGATTTATGATATAGAAATTTGATATGAAATTTTCAGGACCTTATGGAGAATACGAAATAGACATTAAAATGTCTAAGTACACTAATGGACAACATAGAATGGATTTCATAGATATAGAAGACGGATTCCCGGTTTTAGTTGCAAGCGTTTCCATACAAGAGAACATTTCTTCAGACGAGATAGCTATAAAAGACTATTCGGAAAACGAAGGGGTTTTAAAATTCTTAATGGAAAAAGGGATAGTATCTTCACCTTTAAAGTATTTTAACAGTGGTTTTGTGAGGATCCCCCTATGTAAATTGATGAAACATTTTTAATAACGAGTATATAAATACAACCTTAAGTCACCATAGGTTAAATTGGGGACAAAACAATAAAAATAAACTAAAATGAAAAGATTTTTCTTTGCTATTTTTGTTTCTTCAGCTATTTTAGTTTCTTCTTGTTCAGGAAACGAAGCTACAGGAAATGCTACTGAAAATGCAACTACTGCAGCTACAGCTGATGCAACAGCAGAATCAACTGCTAACTCTACAGCGAACGTAACAGTTGATGCTGATTCTACTTCTAAGTAATAGAAGAAAGTCGAGAGATAAACGTATCTCTCGACTATAAACAAAACTATTGGGCCTGTTTTTGGATTTGACGGGTGAAGGTAGTTCTTTGAAATGCAGGCCGTGTTAGATGGAAACACGATAATCACCTATCAAGCTATAAACGCAAACACATATAACACAGAGGATATGATGAGTATCCCAACTTCAATTACAGCACCAGTTGTTGTGGCTGAAGAGGTAGAGTCGCTATTGGCAGCTTAACCGGCGGGTCTCGCTTACCTAGGAACAGAAAGGCGATGGTGGAGTCGGACCTATCATAAGGTCCAATGGAAATTCGGTTCATACCGAAGAGTACGATGACTGAGCGGTTTAAGTCATAAAAAGAAACGCAAAAGTTTGGTAGGATCTAAAACTACATAGTTTGTTCATTTAGAAAAAATGAACTAAGCCTGTGAATGAGTTTTATTGGGCATTCATTACGGACGAGCGTTCGAGTCGCTCCAGGTCCACTTTCTAACCCCTCCTTAAAAAGAGGGGTTTATTTTTTAAATAAATTTGAAACATTTTTAATAAATTAAGTAATAAAAGTAAATTAAAAAAAATTATGGGAAAACATTCATTATCATCTAAAGGACTATCTTTATCTCAAGCTCAATCTATTTCTAATCTTTGTAACCAAAGATCCAGGGAAATTGCATCTAAATTATCTACAGTTAATAACTTCTCTAGAACCCTTAAAATTGGGGAAGAAGAATACACAGAGACCGTAGGAGTTTCTATGCCTTCGAATGTGGTTGAACTTCTTTTAGAAAAATCTGAGCTTCATTCAGCTCAAGCTTTTCTGATGGAAAATATAAGAGCCAAAGACGATTTAATAAAATCCATCCAAAAAGAGGTATTTGATTACGAATCCCAAACCCCTTATCCTCAGAGAGAACCATTGGAAATTTTTAGGGATCATCCCCATCAAGACGAGTCTTGGGCTTGGGACCAGCTTTCCAATTCGGAATATAATGAATACCTGGAGGCAGAATCAAGAGCTTCTCACATCGGCCAGTTTATACATAAGGGAGGAATCCTGGATAAGCTAAGAAATGAATTGCCAACTATTAAAACTCTTGAATGGATGGAGGTAGAAGAAGGGAAGAAAACCCCTATGAAGGTTGCTATCCATCACAATTCAGAAGATCTATTAGTACTTCACGAGGAATTAGCAGCTCACCACAGAAAAGCAGAGCAGAGAGTTAACTACTTTAAGGCTAAGATTAAAAATCTTTTAACCACCGCTAATTCAGAGATCTCTAAATCCAATTCGGTAAAACAGAATGAGGTTAATGCTAGAAATAAGGAGATAATGGAGGCTTACGAAAAAGCTTGTAACGAATGGGAGGGACAGAATGCCAAAGCTCTTCACGAATTTGAGGAGAAAAGACAAAATAGAATTTCTGAAATCGCAGGAATGAGAATCGAAGTAGATCCTAGATTCCAAAAGACGATAGATCTTTTCTTAAAGGATTTAGATTAAATAAAACTGGGGTAAAAGAGAAATAGTCAAAAGATGATTTTCTCTTTTTTTGTGATTGAAGGATAGAGTTTCAAGACTGCATAAGAAAATGATACGTTTAATCATCAACTATTGTTAGGGATCTTGATCCCTGATCTGAATTTCCGCTCTTTCTACAAAACCCAAAAACTGAGATAGAACTCAAACGATATACAAGTTACTCTTCTACGGTTGAGATAATTGGATATCAAAAAAGGACTTAGTTTTTACCTTTGCCTTTGCTGTAGAAGGAGGCCTTTGACATAGATTTAGATTTAGACATTGTCTATATTCTTTATTCTTTGATCAACCCAGTTTTTTAAATATTGAGAGACCATGGAGCGTGTAGGAGAACGCACCCTTTAAGGGAGAATAACAGGTTCGAGTCCTGTCTTGGTTTCATCGATGCGTTCTTTGAAATAAAAATAAAAATATGGAAACATTAATATTCGTTCTGGGTATTCTCTGTGGGGCAGTTCTATTAGGGATTGCTTACGTTATTAGGGAATTGCTTAGGGTAAAAGACGAGATCAAAACTCTAAAGAAAAACAAATATGTATACAATGATAGATTTTTAGTATTGGAAGATGATATTAAAAAGATTTCAGATAATATGGAAATACCTATATCCAAATTACACCAAGAAATCAAGGAAAGGCATTCTCATTTACATTCGAGAATAGAAGAAGCCAAATCCAAAAATTGGGAAGATTCTGACCGGATGTTTCAAGAACTTCACCGTAGGATTGACAAAGAAGTAAAAGATTTTAACTCTTTGGTGGATTCAAGATTAAATAAATTAGAAAATAAATTTGTAAAATTTGATTTATTAAATCCTGCTACCGGAGAAATTAAAAGTAAAAGACAATAAAATAATTAATAAACATTCAAAAACGCATCGATTTTTTGAAACATTTTTTTAACGTTAATATATAAAAAATAAAAACAATTTTATGAGTACATTATTTTTAGCATCGTTTGGAGTTATATTCTTATTTTTAATTATCTGGATAATAAACAATTTATCTCCTCGGAGAAAAAAAGAAACTCCGGTAAAATTTGAAATCGAAGTACCTAAAGAACATTATTTTCCGGAAGACCGGGGGCCTAAAGTTATACTCAAAGGTAGCGAGAATGGTTCGAAGAGAAACAAGTCCGAAACTCCTTCTTTAGAAAAGAAGGAAACTAAAAAGAAGGAAAAATCTTCTTCTGAATCTGATACGGAAAAACCAAAAAAAAGGTCTTATAGAAAATACAATAAGAAAAAGAAGGATATTAAAAAAGACAAAGGAAACGATCTTCTCTTAAGTTAAATCTAAAAAAAAATTTATGTCTGATTATAACAGAACTCCCGAGGCTCAGGACACGTTCAAAGCCAAAAGAAAGCCAAAAGGACCAATTAAATTTAAATTGACCCTGAATGAGGAGCAAAAAGAAGCAAAAAAAGTAATACTAGAAACTCCAGTAACATTACTTAAAGGTATGGCTGGATCCGGTAAAACTCTTTTAGCTTGTCAAATAGCTCTAGATCTATATTTCCAAAAAGAAATAGAAAAAATAGTAATAAGTAGACCTACAGTAGCAAAAGAAGATATTGGATTTCTTCCTGGGGACCTAAAAGAAAAAATGGACCCATGGTTAGCTCCTATCTATTCTAATCTCTATATGCTATACACCAAAGAGAAAATCGATCAGATGATAAAGGATGAAGAATTAGAAATAGTTCCTTTTGCATTCATGAGAGGTAGAACATTTGTAAATGCTTTGGTGATAGTAGACGAATGCCAAAATATTACGCATTCCCAAACAGAATTGATGCTAGGAAGGCTTGGTAAAAACAGTAAAATGGTTTTTTGTGGGGATCTTTCTCAAACGGATCTAAAGAATAAAAAAGATTCGGGTATTGGATTTTTTGTTAGACTCGAAGAGAATATCAAGGGGGTAAGAATTGTTACTCTTAAGAATAATCACAGACACGAGATTGTAGAAAAAATTCTAAATATCTATTCAGAATACAGGGATTAAATATTTTCCACTAATTTTCTAAATCATTAAGTATATGGAAAATATTTTCCATTAAGATTAGAAAATTGTGAAATATTTTCCACTAAAACAAATATAATTATTAAAATTATTAATGAAAACATTCGGAAGAATATCAGATGCCATAAAGTGGACAAAAGAATCTTTAATAGATTACGGTAGAACAGTTAAGACTGAAAGATGGCAGGGTATACCTTCTCCTGATGATATGTTTGAATACCTATTCCATTCTTTTAAAACCCAGATTCCATCTACGATAGAAGGATTAGTTGAACAAGCAAGACCTAATTTACCTTGGGCAGACGATCATTTCGAAGAGAGAGTATGTGGCCTACCGCTAAATCCACCTCCCTCGCATGTTAATTGGCCTTTTGCCCAAAAGAACAATGAAAAATTTGGGGGAACTACTAAATTTTCACACACATACCCAGAAAGAATCTGGCCAAAGTACAGAGGGATATTAGAAGGAGAAATACTAGATGAATCCCCTATAGAAGGATTTAGATATCAATACGGGGATTTTAATGATGTCATAGATCTTCTCCATCGAGAGCCTTATACGAGACAAGCATTCCTACCTATATGGTTTCCTGAAGATACCGGATCCGTTCATGGCGAAAGAGTTCCATGTACCATAGGATACCATTTTATTAGAAGAGGAGATTATCTACATGTCGTTTATTATATTCGTTCCTGTGATTATATAAGACACTTTAGAGATGATATCTATTTGGCTTGTAGAAAAGTACAATGGGCAATAGAAAAGCTAAAAGAAAAAGATAGCGACAATTGGAGAAATGTTGTTCCTGGATACCTTTCGATGCATATAACTTCTCTTCACTGTTTTAATAGGGAAAAAGAAGTTCTAAAAAACCCAAAACTATGAGTGAAAAAAAATTAAAAAGTTTAGAAGATCACAACAGAGAAAAAATGAATTTTGGTTACGATCTTTTTATCGATAATCCTGTTCCCAATGGAATAGCTTGTCCCGAATGCGGAGAAGAAATGATGGACTCAAATCCTATGTGTATGTTAGCATGCATTCCTCCCAAGAAAAATATAGATTGTCCATCTTGTGGACATAAAGATTTTAGAATTGCTTAAATTAAATAGAAGATATGAAAGAAAAAGAACTTTTGAAAAAAATTAAAGAGACGGCTAAAAAAATACCCAATGACTATACCTTGGGTAGTGCTATAAGATCTATTCTTTTGGAATATGAATCTAAAAATAAAAAATAAATTTTGGTAGAGTACAAGATAAAATCGTTAAATCCTAAGAATCATATAAAAGTATGCTCTTTTGTGAATTATTTTATGATGGAAATAATAGGAGAATCTTTTGGTAAAAAAGAAGATTCATTTTATGCTGAATTTCATGTTAAATCTACGGAGGAATCTTTCGAAATACTATCTGAGGATCCTGAAATAATAATAGAATTTATACCCGGGAAGATAATAAGGTAGCAAAAAAGTCTCGGTTTGGGATATATAGACTATAATTATTTCCATGGAAGAAGAAAGATTTCAGCAGACTCTCCTAATGAAACAGATACTGGAGGAGATTGCATTTTTAAAATCAAAAATGCCTAACGGAGAGCTTGCAATGATGCAAAATAATATAGAGATTTTAAAAGATAGCCAGAGTTCTATGAAGGAAGATCTTTCGGACTTAAAAAAGAAGCTTTTAGATCCGGAAAATGGAGTTATCGTAAAGGTAAACGAAAATACTAAATTTAGGATTTCCGAAGAAAGAAGGTATGATGAGCACATTCAATACACTTCGGATCTAGAGTCCTTGAAAAAATGGCAATCCGGAGTGAATAAAGCTCTTTGGCTAATATTCGGAGCTATAATTGCAATAGGAGTTAAGATTTTATTTAAAGCTTAGTGAAATGGATGAATACTACGATGTAAACGATTTTATGAGTAGTATAAGTAAAGATCGGAGGATTCTCGAAGAAATAGTTTTTGAAAAAATAAAAAAATCCATAGAAGAAAATACTAATAGTGTTTGTCTTTTTAATATAGTTTCTAATGAAGAGGAAGTAACCTCTTTCCATTTAGATCGAAAGGAATATAAATATTTTCTTGAATCTTATCTTAAGTTATGCGAGGAAAGGGAAGAATATGAAATTTGTTCCGATATAATAGAAATGAGAAATCTTCTTTAAAATATATTATATAGAAAAAGCTTTGAAGAAAGAAGAAAAAGAAATATATGACTCCGCTTTGAGGGTTTATTCCTCTATAATGAAATGGGGAGGAAATTCTTTGAATGAAATCGAGGAATGTATAGGGGTTTTAGAATATTTCGAGGATTACGAAAAATGTAAGGACCTTTTAGAGATACTAAACGCTTACAAATCTAAAAATAAAAATCAATTAGGAGAAAAATAATTTAAATAAAAATTATTTTTTTGGGAACAAATACTTTTTTCCCCCTATAAAAAATCGTTTTTAATAAAAATTTAATTTGAAATTATGAGTAAAAGAATTACTGAAGAGGAAAAAATTTGTAGAAATTTAGAAAAAAAGAAAAGATTAGAAAGAAGAAAAATTGGGGTCGAAGAAAATAAAACTAAAAAATTATTAGAATATATCGATCGTAAATATAACGATTTTCTGGAAGAAAAAAGAAAAAAAGAGCAAGAAGAATTGGATTTTATTCAGAATCTAAAAGACAAAGCAAATTTTGAATATGAGAAAGTTTTACATTTCTGTAAAAAGATAAACAATTACGATACCGAATTTAAACCGGTTATAGATTCATTAAAACCAACCATGCAAAATATTCTTCAGCACGAAGGAAAAAGCTTCATAATTCTAAAAGCTCTTGGATCGGTATCTGATTTTGGATATGATGGTATAAAAAAATTAACTTCAGAACCACAAATAAGAAAATCTATATTTTCGGATATGGAAAAATCAAGAAAGACCTATAATTTTTCTTCTTCTCTTTCAGATCAATATGGTATAAATCTATCAAAGGAAGAGATTAAGGATCTTTTCCACGTAAGACTTTCCACATCAAAGCAAAGTTCAGGTGATGGAGAATTCTTAGCAGCTTTACTTTTAGGAGGACAAATGCCTCAAGAAGGGGATATAATGGTGGACAATGAGATAATAGAGGTTAAATCTTCTGGAGGAGGTGGATTCTATGGATTTGCTGGACCGAATTCAAATAACTACGTTAAATCCAAATATTCCGAAATGATTTCTAAATCCAAAGAGATGGGAATTCCGGAAGAACTACTTCTTCCTTCTTTGAGTAAAAGCGGTAAAAGAAATTGGAATATGTCTAGAGGTGGAGGGGTTAAATCTAAAAACAAAAATTGGGGACCTTTAAGAGAATGGATGAGAGATAATCTCACCAAAGGAGGTATCGAAGAATTTAAATCTTCTTTATTCCCACTTTTATTTGGAATGTTCAAATATAATACCGAAAATGAAATCATAAAAGTAGTAGACGATTTCTTTTCGTTCAAAATAGACAGAAGAGAATTTCATTGCCGGTTAGCTTTCTTTGCAGCTGATAGCTATTGTAATAATGGATCAGGAGGTTCTTTCGAAAAAATATTATTCTTTAACAAATGGAAACCTTGGGAAACGGTATTCTTTATAAAAGAAGAAGGAAAATTCTATAATGAAGAAAACATTTCAAGATTCTTATCTACAGAATGGGATATCAATTTAAATTTCACAAAAGAATACGGTAATATAGAAGTTGTAGATGCAAATGGAGGAAAATAATTTAATATGCGGGGTAGATGAAGTTGGAAGAGGACCTTTATGCGGGCCGGTAGTTTCAGCAGCAGTTGTACTTCCTAACGGATTTACTGATTCGAGAATAAAGGACAGTAAAAAAATAAAGAGCTCTAAAAAGATGAAAGAGATTGCAGATTTTATAAAAGAAAATGCTATCTCTTATTCGATAGGAATATCAACTGCTAAAGAGATTGATGATATAAATATACTCCAATCTACTTATTTGGCAATGCACAGAGCTATAAAAGGTCTTACCGTAGTTCCGAATAAATTACTTATAGATGGGAATTCATTTAAACCTTACGAACAAATTCCTTACGAGTGTGTCATTAAAGGAGATGACAAGCACATAGAAATAGCAGCAGCTTCGATAATAGCAAAAAATTATAGAGACGAAATGATGGTGGAATTATCAAAAGAATACCCAGATTATAAGTGGGAAAGTAATTCCGGGTATGGAACAAAAGATCATATCGAAGCTATAAAAAGAGTAGGTTTAACACCTCATCATAGATTAACTTTTTGTACTAAATTTAAAAATTAATAAAATGGAAACTAAAGAAATAAACCCAAACGATTACATAGTAGATACTTCTCATCTGGGCCCAGACTATCAAGAATTTGACCAAGCAGAATGGGTATTCCAATTCGATGACGAAGAACCAGAAGTTTTTGCTTGGAGCACAAATCCAGAAGAAGCAGGAAATTTATCCTTCATTCTTTCTGCAAACACAGCATCTAGTATAACTTTTGTCTCCCCTCACACCGGAAGAAAGCTAAATGTTTTCTCTAGACCTATGTCGGAAGAAACTAGGGCTAAAAGAACCGAGATCCCTGATTACTCTGATTTAGAGCTAAAAACCCCACAGGGAGAAAATGAGTAAATCTATAATTTCAGTAAAAATAAATCGAATTAACATTCTTCCGGGAATTGATTCGATTTCTAGTGTATCTCTCCTCATAAATAGAATTGAGAATGGCGGATCTACATTGGATTTTAAAAAAATTATAGTTTTACATGATAACTATTTAGTCTCTAAAGATAATATAGAGGAAATGGAGGCTCACATAGAGACACTTAAAGAGGATCCGAAAAGTGAAACTTCTAAGGTATATTCCGAAAACCTAAAAAATTATATGGAATCTATTATAGGAGAAAATGAAGAAATTTTTATAGTTTCCGGATTTTATGATTTTATGGATCAAATGAATTTTATGGAAATCATTTATCATTTATTTGGTTCCTATAAAATAAATGTATTTAACACTCTATCTTCTCCGGATAACAAAAATGATTTTTCTTTCTGTCAATCTAATATTCAGAAATTTTTAAATTACATCTTAGAAAAATAAATTATTTTTCATATATACAGATAAAACTGTTCATGAAAAGTGATTTTATTTTAAATGTAGATATTTCTACTAAAAAATTATCTTCCGAAGAATTTCATTTTTTCAAGGAAGAAATGGAATCTAATTTTCCATATAATGAGTTTTCTCTTATACTCATAGAAAATTGCGAGCTAGAAAGAAATGTAATGGTGATCTATATAGAAGATTTAGAAATGGAATTTGATTTAACCGATGACATAGAATCGATAATAGAAGAAATAGATTCTATAATTCAATTTTCTAAAGGATCTAGAATTGAATGGTATTCTTCTAGATCTATATCAAACAGGATTTGGGAAAAAACTCCTTCTGGATGGCAAAAGAGGGACGAAGAAGGGGACCCTGATTTCTTTGAAGAATCCTTTTTTGGATTCGATGATTGAAACTAAAAACAAAAATAGATATATAAAATAAAAAAAATTAATATGGGAAATACTATTGTATCTTTTGAAGATTTTCAAAAAAAAGCTAAAAAAGGTCTAAGCGAAGACAACATTATGCCTACCGGAAATTCTACAGTTTTTGTAGATAGCCCAGAAGAAGGGCACCACGAGGGAGAAGAAAAGAATTATATGTTCTTTAAAAATCTATACACGATGAAAAGATGTATAGAAGAAATCATGGCAATGGACAAAGAACAAGTCGATGAAATGATAGAAAAAGGTCACGACTGGGCTTCTGATCATATCTCATCTTCTAAAGACGATCTTCAAGAAGTTTGTGATTGGTTAAGATACGAGATAGATAATTATCACGACGACGAAGAAGAACACGGAGACATTACAGTGGACGTAGAAGGAGACGATGATGACGTTGAGATAGAAGATGAAGAAGACGATGATGAGGAAGGGGAAGAAGAGGAAGAAGACGATGAAGAAGAAGAGGAAGAAGAGGAAGAAGACACTTCGGAATCTACAGAACCTAACTATTCTTACGAAGAAGAAAAAAATTAAAAAATATAACCCGGAATTAATCTTCCGGGTTTTTTATGAAACAAAGAAAATAATTTTATCTATATAAAGTAAATTGAATTTTTTACTAGGAATATTATTAGCTTTTCTTGCCCAGTGTATGACTTTCGTTCAACTGCAAGGACAATTTTTATCCGTATGGGTAAAATCACACCCCTTAATATTTTCTCTACTTGGAGTTCCTATATCCTATTTTTTCATAAAAGCTACGCATTACTTTTATTTGCATTTTGATGGATTTGTTTGGCCCGGAAGACTTATAGGTTTTTCTTTAGGAATAATAGCTTTTTCTCTTCTTTCGTATTTTTTTCTTGGCGAATCGCCAACTTCAAAAACTTGGATTTGCATAGGACTTAGTGTTTGTATAGTACTAGTTCAAATATTTTGGAAATAAAATCTAAACACATATAAAATGGAAAAAACAAAAAAACCGGTAAAAAGGAAAAAAATCAAAAACTTAAATCTTTGGTGCGAAAGCGAACACGGATTAGAACTAATGAAAATTCCAGTAGAATTTTCTAAAGACTTCATTAAGAAATTCGGGGTTCTTAGAATACCAGAGAGGAAAGATCTTTTAGATTGGCTTTATGAAGAGAAAAATTGGGTTTATAAAAAGCCTAAGACTTCGAAAAAATGATATCTAGAATATTAGGAAAAATAAAATCCTGGTGGAAAAGACACATAATAGACGAAGTTCCTGAACATCTTGAAGATGACGAATTTTCAGAAAAATGGAGGAAATGGTAAAAAAATCTTATATTATAGTAGATCTTATCTACGATAGATTTTGGGATGGGAATTTCTATAGCTCTTGGAAAAATGTTAAATTTTTCGAAAGCCAAGAGGAAGCTAAAAAAGAATTAGAAGAAAAAATTATTCCCACTTTTAGGTGCATAGCAGAGATAAAAGAGATATATACTAACGTATAATTTTTTTATTTCGGGGGTTTTCTTATATTTGATTAAAAAATAAAATGCACACACTACCTGTTCTTAAAGATTGGAAAGTTTCTGCTCTCCATGAAAATTGCATAAAAATAAATATAGATCCCGATCTTGATTTAGAAGGATCCTCTATAAAAATATTAGGATCCGAAAGGAATCTATTGACTGTCATATCCCCGGATTCATATGAAATACAATTCTGCACTTATACCGGAAGACCCATGTTTGTAGAATTACATACTCCTTCCGGGGTTTCTGTTAAATATGTACAAGGATCCGGAAAGGATTTCTACCAAAACTACAACTAGAATTTTTTTACTACGAATTTTTCCCTATATTTGACAAAAATCAAAATGGGAAGACGAGAAGCCAATTTAGAAATATTGGAGAAATTAAAAGACTATTTTAGTTCTCCGGGAATGGAAGGAATAAGATTTTTCCAGGGACTTTCTAATCTAGGTTTATTTAATCAACAATTTGACGATCGTCTAAATTGTACTGGGATAGACGATCCATTCTATGAGGAATCAAATAAGACTTTGAATAAAATAAAAAATAATGGCAAAGATAAAAATAAATCTAACGGATAAATTTTTCGAAGCTTTTCCGGAATCCGAGAATATAAAAGTTCTTCCTAGAAAAAAGAAAAAAGCTCTGAAAAAGAAGTTTTCTAAAATAATTATTTCTTTGCTTAACGAAGAATCCAATCGAATTATTAAAGAATCTCTGGAAAATAAAATATTTGAAAATCTAACTTCCAATATGGAAAAAATCCTAGATGAAATAGAAACTATTAAAGATTAGAAATGATAAGAAGAATAAAAAGAAATAAGAAAAATTCTATTTCCATAAAAACAAAAATGGAAATAAGAAAAAATAAGAAAATAAAATCCGAAATTCTAAAAGAGGAAAAAATTTATAAAAATCCTGAATTCGATTAATGAACAATTTTGATATTATATCACCCTTATTGGACTTCAGTGATCCTGATAAATTCTATTTTATCCAGATCTATAGGAGAAGAAAAGATAATCCTGGTATGGATAAGGATATGGTAGTTTTAGAAAACTATTCAATATCAACTCAATCCCAGATGGATAGAGCTTTTCCTAGAATTCAAAAAATATGTGACGACAATAATGCAAGAGCTTACATTCGCCTAAATAGGAGAAGCCATAAAAAAGTTGCTCTTAATATGATGGTAAGACTTGCAAAGATGATAGAATCTGAACAGTACAATGTTAAGAATATCTATTGGAGCGTATCTGGAGAATTCCAGGCAGAAGAGGACAAAACCTGGCTTTTGGATGTCGACTGGATAGATTACGAAAATGAAGAAGGGAGAAGAAAATTGGATGCTTTAGAAAACCTGATAATTAATCTTCAAAAAGAGACAGGAAGAACTCCTATGTTAAATAAGATTCCTTCCAAGAATGGATACCATATTATATGTAGACCGTTTAATATTTCCAAATTAAAAATAATAATCAATGATCTAGAAGCAAGGATGGATCACCATAAAGATAACCCTTGCATTTTATATTGCCCTTAAAAATTAAAAAATGAGAAGACTTAGTTTAGATTACCCAGAAAGATCCGATGTGAAATTTAAAATTTCTAAATTTCCAGACGGACAGCAAACCGTTGATATAGAAACATCGTCCACATTTCTGAAAGGTGACGATATAAAGATAGAGGCAAGAATAAGAACATTCAGAGATCTAGAAATCATAATTGCAGCAAATCAAGCTCTAAGAGAGATCGGGGTTAAAAGTGTTTCCCTTTACGTTCCTTATTTCATGGGATCTAGATCGGATAGAAAATTTAGAGAAGGAGGGGTTAATTATCTGAAACATGTTATTTGTCCCATTATAAATTCACAAGGTTTTTCCGAGGTAGTTACTTTAGATCCTCATTCTGATGTTCTAGAGGCTTGCCTAGATAACTACGGAAAGATGAATAATTTTATTATTATCAAAAATTCTCTTTCGGACATAGACAATAAGGACGGAGCACAGAATAGAATAGTTCTGGTTTCTCCCGACGGAGGAGCTTTAAAGAAAATATTCGATGTTGCAGAGGAATTTAAGATTCCAAATATTGTGACAGCAATGAAACATAGGGATATCAATACAGGAAAAATCACACATACCGAAGTTCCAGATTTAGGTAAATACGGAAAAGATCATAAATTTGTTATCGTCGATGATATCTGTGACGGTGGAAGAACTTTCATCGAATTGTCTAAAGAAATTAGAAAACAAAATGAAGATTCAGATATTTATCTTATTGTAACTCACGGCGTGTTCTCTAATGGACTTTACGAGTTAAGTAAGTGTTTCACTAAGATCTATACTTCAAACAGCTACAGGGACTGTGACGTTGAAGCAGACAGTGATTACACTGTAAATAAAGAATTCCTTAAACAATTTATTGTCATATAATATATGTGCTTCAGTTATATTCCCCCTTATAAATTCACAGATGTAAATGAGATCTCTAGAGAGAATATTTCGGAATTTCCAGAGCACGTAAGAAGAGAAATTAAAATATTATCAAGAAAAAATAAGATAACTTCGGTCCAAAAAGAATTTAATGGGGATTTAACGATCAAGTATATTAACGATTTAAATGGGGAAGGACAGGAATATAGAATCGAATCATTTTAAAAATATAGATCAAATGATAAATTACGTAGATGGAGATCTAATTAAACTCGCTAAGAAAGGTCAATTCGATGTTATTGCGCATGGATGTAATTGCTTCTGTCAAATGGGCGCCGGTATTGCACCACAAATGGCTAAAGAATTTATGTGTAATGATTCGGAAAAATATCCAGGAGAATCTACTACATACCCTGACCGTAAAGGAGATATGTCTAAATTAGGAACTATCGAAACTTGGTCATGGTACATATTCAATGAAGAAGGAATTCGTAAACGATTAGATGTTGTTAATGCATATACTCAATACAAATACGGACGTAATCATGCAGACGGAGATAAATCTCCTGTTGATTATGCTGCAATTGAAATATGTATGAAGAAGATGAATCATCGATTCAAAGGGAAACATATAGGTCTTCCTAAAATTGGTGCTGGTCTTGCTGGTGGTGATTGGAATCATATCGAGCTAATCATCAATAATGAATTAAGAGATTGTCAAGTAACCGTTGTAAACTATAAACCTGAATAAAATGGAATATCAATTTGATGTAAATAGAGTAATTGGAATTAAAATCTACAAATCTGAAAAATCGGATTGGGTATGGCTTCCTAGAAAAGAAAGACCTTCTAGATTTTTTGGTCTAATAAAAGTTTCTCCTTTCGAAGAAGGATTTTACTCCGAAGGAGAGTATTCAGAATATGGACCGAGGACTAAAGAAAAATTAGAATACTATAACTACCTGATTAACGAGAAAAAAGAGGTCTGGACGAAGTGTAATGTAACAGTTTATCTAGAATCTGAATATACCGTAGGATTATCTTTCGATAGCGATAGAGAAGGAATGGATTGGGTAGAAGTTCTGAAAAACGAAAGTGGTAAAAATTTTAAAATAATACAAAAATTATAATTATTCTATAGATGTCCGATAATCTAACCATATTTAAAGGAGAATACGAAAAGTATAAAGGACAGTTTGTTCTTAGTCACGATAGAGTTTATAGATTTCTAGGACTAATTGATGATGGATTTGATTACTACTGGTGCCTTTACGACGGGAGAAAAATTTACCTTAATTCTTGTGTTGGTAGATTAACCCCTCTAAAGGGATATATCCTCGAAGACCACTACGAGGAATTGATTAGGATAGCAAAGATTAATCATTGGGATAGTCCTGAAACTTTTTTTGGGGGAGAAGATAAAGAAGAAACTAAGGAATTTAATATAAACCATAAGATAGACATTATGGAATCTATGGGTAAAGAAAATAAATGGCTGGAAGGACCGAATTGGGAAATAAATTAAAAATGGACGAATATACAGGTAAAGGAAATCACAATATTGCAGTTTTCATGGAAGACTTCTATGATACTGGGTTAGAACCTTCGTATTATATTCGTAAGAACAAGGAGTACAAGATCGAGGAAGCTCAATATCATTCTTCTTGGGAATGGCTAATGGAAGTTGTGGATAAGATAGAAGATCTAGGATTTAGAGTTCATCTTGATAAATACTCTTGTCAAATCTATAAGAGATACTGCGACTTTCCAGATAACTTTATTATTGATGCAGATTTCAAGTGGACTAGACTGGAAAATGCTTTCGATGGGATTTCTTCATTTTGTGAATGGTGGGAACGTAAAGGATCGACTCAACCTGCGCTAGAAAAGTATTCAGAACTTCAGAAAGAAGTTGACGAATTCATTGATCGATGGATAATTGAAAGGGTCACATTCAAGGAGGAAAATATATTTGAAACGGAACTTCGCCCGGGGAAAATTAGAAAATGGTATCCTGTACACCCGAAAGGAAGCTCAAATAGACCATTCCTTGAAGAGAAGATGAGAGCCGGTTTAATTTCACTGTTTAAATTAAAATCAGAGAATGAATAAAGAAAGATACAATCAGATTATTGATGAGGCATATGAGAATTATTCAAAGGAGTATGAAAAAGATAATTCATTTGGATTGTGTCTATTGGTCCAAAAACCAGACAGGGAAATGTTCATCAACAAATGTAAAACGGATCCGGAGTTCTCTGAAAAATGGGGACTAAAGATTGAGGAAAGAGAGTTGAGTTTAGAAGAGCGAGCGGACTTATCCCGAGAAAAACGTCGTACCTACGCGAATTGGCCGTATTGGAGCTTAGAAGAAATGGAATACCATTTGACGGATGTATGGAATATTCCAACTCGACTAATCACACTAACATACAACAACGAAACAATAGAAAGTTATGAGTAAAAGAGTTTATAGAACGTGGGAAGACATATACCCACTAACTTTAATCACCATGAGATATGGTGGAAAATACGTAGCATTTAATGCCGAAGAAGATTCAGGATTTGTTCAAGCCGTAAATAGAGAAGAAGTAAGTTACGAACTTGAAGCTTGGCTAGATAAGAATGTTGAACCTTGCTCTTATGGTGTAGGTGATACGATTATGGAAGCGATGAACAATTTATTAGAATCAATGAATAAAAAATAGAAAGTTATGAAAATAATAGTCGAAACAGAGGAACAAAAACAAAAAATTCTCGAACAAAGTAAGTACATACATGATTTCCTTATCAGCAAAGATGATGTTAACGGTCTTGGAAAAGATTGGATAATGGGTCTTGATTCAGATAAGGCTGGAACATTAATGCACTTGTATATGGCTCCGCAAATAATAGAAGTAACAACGAAACAATAGAAAGCTATGAGTAAACACAGTATACAGAACGACCCAGAAATCCAACAATGGATGGAAAATGAAAGGATTGACTATCTTATAAAATCGGAAGCAATAGCTTTTGCTAAGTTTATCACAAATGATACCACATTCAATGACTTTGTTTTTATGTCTAAAGAAATTCAAGAAGAAATATATCAACAATTTAAAAGGGAAAATAGAAAGTTATGAATAAAGAAATTAGTCCTGTAATTATATCTGCGGTAGACCTAATGAAAAGAGTTAATGAAGGTTTAGAAGTTGAGTTTATTGGAGAAATGAAACGTACCGAACCATCAGAGCATTATCCAATTGGTCAATTAGGGGTTTCAACTAAAATGAAATATCTTGGTATCGAAGAGAATGTTTTCTTAGGATACCAGCATTGCGAAGATATGCTAAATCCGATCGGACACCTACTGGCTGAGGAGTTAGTGATGATGGTTTTCGGAGATAAATTAAAAGAATTATACGAAAAATTAAAAAAATAGAAAGTTATGACACAAACGGAAATGATTGAATCGGTACAGAAAGCAGCTACCGTAATTAAAGCACAGCAGGAACTAATTGATCTGTTGTACTCACAAGTTGTGGACTTATCAATGATGTCCAAGATAGAATTAGGTGATGATGTAATTGCCGAAATTAAACGATTAAAAGGGTTAATTAATGGATAAAAGAACTTACAGAATTTATGGGCTAGTACCATATAACCTATCCCCGATACAACAGGGAATACAGCACGGCCATGGGGTTATAGAATACAGTTTAGATTTTGGGGATACCCCAGAATATCAAAAATGGGCTAAGAAGGATAAAACATTTATAATTCTAAACGGGGGAACTACTAATGGAAGAAGATTCGATGGGGATTTGATTGGATCTTTAAACCGCCACGGGGTAGATTTGACAGTAAATGGAATTAAAAACTCTAGATTCTATGAACCAGATCTTGGGGATTGTTTGACTTCTGTTGTGTTCTTAGTTGACGATAGAGTATTTGATCGTGTGGCTTGGCCTGAATATGATGGACTTACCTACGATGATGGAACTCCAGACCCAACTGAGTATTGGGAATGGAAAATGAAATTCTCTGAAAGTGAAATAGAAGCAGATAAAATAGTTTGGCTGAGGGATTGGCTTCCCCAATTTAGATTAGCATGACAGAAATAAGATACCGGGATATAGATCCGGATAGTGGTAATATAACTACAGATAGAATGGTCTGTCAATGCCCAGATAAAATGATAGCTGACTGGGTTTATTCTGCTTTAGTAAGGGATATGTCTTTAGACTACGATCAGCCAAATAGAGAATTTTATATAAAAGATGAAAATAGCAATAATAGCCCACGATAACAAAAAAGCCGATATGGTTGCTTTTGTTATGAAAAGACTTTCTTTCTTCAAAAATCCAAAGATCAAACTATTTGCTACAGGAACTACAGGAAAGCACATAGAAGATTCAGGACTAGAGGTAGAGAGGCTAAAGTCTGGTCCTTTAGGAGGTGATGCCCAAATAGCTTCCCTTCTAGTAGACGGAAAAATAGATATTGTACTTTTCTTTATAGATCCTTTATATTCTCACCCCCATGAGGTTGATATACATATGCTAATGAGACTTTGTAATGTCTATGACGTTCCTTTAGCAACAAATTATTCTACCGCAAGAATGATAGTAGATTCGTTAAAATACGTAGAATAATTTTTTTTCTTCGATTAAATCCATATATTTGGAATATGGTAAAATCTGCTAGAAAAATCATTAAATGGGCATTCGATGATAATGCCGGATTTTTTATATCGGAATTCTCTTTTTCGGAAAAGGAAAAGAAAACAACCGCATACTTCGTTTTCAAAAGATATAGAACTTTTGGAATACCCCTAAAAGAACAGATTAAGATTTTTCTAGAAAGGGAAAAAGCTCAAGAATATCTAAACCTAATAGAAAATAGAAATTAATGGCGGAAAAAACTCCAATGCAAAAACATTCTGATTGGCTTAAATGTCAGATCGAAAAATACAGGGAAATTTTGGAAGAAACAGATTTCAATATAGATCCTCATCAGAGAAGAAAGTATATGGGGGAAATGATAGCTTATAGGGATGCTTGGAAAGAATCACTTAAAATGCTAGAAGAGGAATCCGAATCCATAGAAAGAGCTTTTAATTCAGGAATGAATAGTTCAGTAGATTACTTTATTCCTAATAGTGATCTTTCTGAATCCCAGGTTTACCTAAAAGAAACATATGGGAAATAAACAAGTATAAATTATAAATCTAAATGAATTTATTCATCAGACACTTATAAAACAGATCAACAAATAGATATATAAAAATAAAATATGAATTTTTACATCTATAAAATAACTAATCTTATAAATAATAAGATTTATGTTGGTCAAAGAATTACTAATAATGATATTTTGAAAGATAATTATTTCGGATCGGGAAAACTAATAAAAAGAGCTATAGAAAAATACGGATTGGAGAATTTTTCTAAAGAAATATTAGAAGTTTGTACACGGGAATCTATTAATGAAAGGGAAATATTTTGGATTAAGGAAAATAAATCTATGGATTCTTCAATAGGATATAATATAGCAAAAGGGGGAAATGGGGGAGATTTATTGACTAATAATCCAGATAAAGAAAATATTTTAAAGAGGATGTCAGAGTCTATGAAAAATAGAATTTTTTCAGAAGAGCATAAGAGAAAATTATCGGAAGGTAAGATAGGAGAAAAAAATCCTATATACGGGAAAAAAATGTCTGATGAAGAGAAAGAACACCTCAGCAAAATTATAAAGGGAAGGAAAATGTCTGATGAATTCAGAAAAAAAGTATCTGAAGGAAAAAAAGGGGTTAAATTTTCAGAAGAGCACAAAAGAAAATTGTCCGAAAACCATGCAGATTTTAGAGGATATAAACATAGCGAGCAGAGCAGAGCTAATATGAGTGCGGGGAAAAAAGGTAAACCTTTAAAAAAACCACACATGTGTAAAAATTGTGGAAGGTATATTTCAACTATACACAATCTAAACAAACACTATAATAAATGTATTAAAAATGAAAATAAATAAATATGAGAAATTCAAACATTAATCCCTTACTTCTTACTGATGGATATAAAACTGGACATCATTTAATGTATCCAAAGGGAACCACATTGGTTTATTCCAATTTTACTCCGAGATCTAACAAGTATGCTCCTAAAGGATGCGATCGTGTAGTTTCTTTCGGACAACAATACATAATGAAGTTTCTTCATGAGACTTTCCAGAAGGATTTCTTCGATAGACCGAAAGATGAGGTTTGCGGAGAAATGAAAAGAGAGTTATCTCTTTATCTAAATACCGATTATGACGTGGCTCACTTTGAAGCACTTCACGATCTAGGGTATTTACCCATCCACGTTAAATCTATTCCAGAAGGAACTTTGGTTCCTATTAAGGTTCCAGTTTTAACCATCAAAAATACTCATCCAGATTTCTATTGGGTAACTAACTACTTAGAAACTATCATTTCTAATTTACTTTGGAAGCCAATGACTTCGGCTACTATTGCATTCCAATATAGAAAAGTTCTAACCCGATGGGCAGAAAAAACAAATCCTGTAGCAAAAGAATTCGTTCTTTGGCAAGGACATGATTTCTCTATGAGAGGAATGGATTCTGTTGATGCTGTTATCTCTTCGGGTATGGGTCACTTGACATCATTCTTTGGATCTGATTCACTTCCAGCAATTTATGGAGCTCGTAAATACTACGGGGAAGAAGGATTTATCTCTGGATCGGTAAATGCAACGGAGCATTCAGTAATGTGTGCAGGTACAAAAGATGATGAGGTTGGAACATTCAGAAGACTTCTAACTGAAACTTATCCATCTGGAATCTTATCAGTAGTATCTGATACCTGGGACTTATGGAAAGTTTGTACAGATCACGTAGTCACTTTGAAAGATGAGATTCTAGCTCGTGACGGTAAATTGGTTATTCGCCCTGACTCAGGTGATCCAGTTGATATTCTTTGCGGGGATGTAACAATAGCAGTTGAAAATGGTGCTATTGAAACACCAGCATCTAAAGGAGTTATTGAATTACTTTGGGATGTATTCGGTGGAACTATCAACGAACAAGGTTACAAAGTACTTGACCCACACATCGGAGCAATCTACGGGGATTCAATCACAATCGATAGAGCTAATGAGATCTGTAAAAGATTAGAAGCTAAAGGATTTGCATCAACGAACGTTGTACTAGGGGTTGGCTCATTCACATATCAATACAATACCAGAGATACATTTGGGTTTGCAATGAAAGCTACGTACGTTGAAGTTAAACACTGGGACGTTGCAACAGAAAGACTTAATGAGTCCTTCGGTAAAAATGCAAATCCCGAATGGGTTGAAGGAAGAGAAATCTTTAAGGATCCTATCACGGACGACGGAACAAAGAAATCTGCAACAGGTTTATTAAGTGTCCATAATCATGACGGCGAATATGTTTTAATTGATCGTTGTACTTGGGAAGGAGAATCGGTTAGTTCGCTTCAGACCATCTACAAAGATGGGGAATTCTCTAATGAGATTACTCTTTCAGAGATCCGAGAGACTTTGGCTAAACAAATCGAATTGGTTTTAGAAAAAGCTTAAGAATGACACCAGAAGAATTAGAAGACTGGGAAATGGTTTTATATAGAATGGGAGCAGAAGGATTTCACTACTGCTTCCATAGCTATTCCAGATTTGAAGAGATAAAGGATGAAAGATTTCACGAATTAAGAAAGGCATATCTTTCTATTTCTTCTGAACTAGAAAAGTACATCAAAGATAAAGTAGAACAAGGTCAATCAGAAATAGATGATTTTGAAGATGGAGAATAATTGTATTATAAATTGGGAATTACACCAAAAGCTAATGGAAAAAAGAAAAACAATAAAAGTATGTACGGGAATAGGATCGAACATGTTCTTTCCTGAATATGTAGAAATTGAAATCCCCGAAAGAAAAATCGAAAAAGATTATTCAGAGGAAATTAAATCTAGTAAAACACCTAAGAAATCTAAGAAATGAAAAAGGGATTTTATTTTTTGGTAAGAATTATATCTATAACTCTACTACTTCCTGCTTTTATAGCTGCTATCCCAGGATTCATTTTAATGATACTTGCAGATGAAATAAACCCTGAAGATCTTACTATAGAAAAATAAAAAATGGAAACTAAACCTGAAAAATGGCTTGTACTGAAGATCGGAACAGAAAATCCGATCTATAAAGTATTTGCATCCTGGCACGGGGGATATCTCGACGGGGATTCATGGAGAATCAATAGTGGAATATCAGAAGTACACGAAGAAGGAGACTATATAAATTTCTACGGGTATTCTGGTTCTTGTTATAAGTGTCACAAGAATTGTTACGGTATAACTTCTTACGGGGAAAGAATATTAGATTCTATGATGAATCACCCGGATCTTCCTGAAGGCGATAAATATAAAATGGAAATAATGGAGAAATCTACAGATTGGTTAAATTTAATAAACTCTTAATATGAAAAAACTACACAGAGACGAAAAAATTCTACACGAATTATATCGTAGAGCTTTTGCTCAAAGTACTCCCCAGGGGGATTTTGATGCTCTTATGGAGAATGCAGAAATCAATCAATGGGGTCAAAAAGTAATACCTTATATGGATTACGAATGCGAGGAGGAAGTCCTTCAAGAAATATTCGATTCGGTAATGAAGGAATTTAAAGTTCCTGTTCCTAGGAGAAAAGCTTTCAGCTTCCATTTCTATCTAGGATGCTCTCCAAAAACTAAAAGAAAAGAGATAAATTAAAAATATGAAAAGACTAGGATTTGCTATAATAGGTTTAATAGTTCTACTGTCCTGCGAGATTAAACCTCAATTCAAATATAAAATAGAAGGATTCGTTGTAGTTAAAGGGGATACTCTACCTGCAATTTGGTATACGGATAATTATATTATGTATGATGATAGTATAGTTTATTACAATTCAGATTCCTCTATGGTTTCCATAAAACATCCTTATACCTTATATGAAATCAAATGAAAAATTTCCTTGTAATTTCGATCACAATGGGGAATGCCTAATATGTGATTGCTGGATTAGCGATTGTGCATATATGAGGTATTTAAAAAAAGATTACAAATGGGAAACCAAAGAAGAATTAGAAGAATTATTTAAAGAAAAAGAATGCAAGAAGAATTAACATTAGCTCAAGCTCAGGAAAAATACGGAAAGTCTGAGGGAGCACCATTTGAAAGACTACACAAGATTTTTGATGTAGCAATCGATGGAAAACCTTATCCAGTATATTCTATTCCAGGATACGAGCATGAATTGGGGAAATCTAATGGATGCCCAGAAACATGGTGGTTGGATTGGTCGGACTATGAAGCTCATTCCGATGAGGATGGGGATATTCACGAACCATGCATAAGAGAACTGATTCCTTATATAGATAAAGGGGCACATAGGATATGTTGGGAAATCAGATATAGACAGTTCAACACCATGAAATATAAGTGGGATGAATGGGATATGAGAAATGGAGGAAAATGTGAGATGTATGCAAATGGTAAATTGGTATACTCATTCTACTCCAGAGAAATAGGATATGCTCTTTCCAGAGCTCAGTCTTTGGAGACAATTTTAATGGAGCATCCGTTTGATTTCTTAAACCAAGAAAGTATGAACGGTCGAAAGATCTGGTATTATGGTCTACCTGCAACTATTAGACTTGGTTCAGAGCCAGGAGAAATTGGTATAGTTCCTGATTACTCTTACCTGACCAAAGAGGAATGGTGGAAAGAGCTAAAGAGGAAGAAAGAAAGGATAACACCAGAGAATCACATAAAATCACAAGAAGATCAGTTAGACAAAGAATATTTCGACGAAGATCAACGCTCTCCTTGGATAAATCACGGAGATGCTCTTTGGGATGGAATGATCTGGTGGTTTAGAGATTAAATCTGAATATTATGTATCGAATTAAAATAGAAGAACAAAATAACGGGGAAAAATGGTATATTCCCCAATTCGGGGAAAAGAAACTTTCCATTGGTAAATTCTGCCGGTTGATCCCAAATTGGGAAAATATCATAGTAGACAAATTATCAAGGGTTCAAACCTCTTCGAGTATGACGTACTCTTATTCTACTGAAGAAGAAGCTCTTGAATCTATTGAAAAACATAAAGAATTCATTTTAAAAGAGGGAGGAGAAAGGGTTAAATCCATTACATATAAAACTATTGAATAATGAGAGCAGAAGAAGCAAGAAAAGTAGCAGAACGGTTTACGCCAGATGTAAAAGAAGTTATAGAAATAATCGTAAGAGAAGCTAATAACGGAGGATTTTCGACTTCTGGAGCATCTAGATTTCTTTATGACGAGAAAGTAAGAAAACATCTTGAAGAAATGGGATACAAAACCAAATGGCACGACGTTCAGAGAGATGGATATTGGGAAATAAGTTGGTAAAATGGAAGAACAGAAACTTATAGGGTATATCGTCTACAATATATGGACTTATAGGACAAAAGGACCAGACGAGGTGGAATGGAGATATGAAGCTATCTTTCCGGAGGTTCACTGGAAAAAGAAAATATACCTAACTCTTTCCCGAGCTCAGGAAGCAGCTAAGCACATGAAAGAGAAAGAATCCGGAATGAATGACGGGGCATGGGATTCGGAACAGATTATTGTTCCCGTCTATGCAAATAGAGAAGACCTAAATAGAGTCAGTGAAGGGCACAGGGAATTAAAAAATAGAATAAACGAAAAATAGAATATGACACCAGAACAATTTGTTTATTGGCTACAGGGTTACATGGAAATGGCCAATCCAAGTTCATTAAACATGAGGGAAACCCGAATCATCAAAGACCATTTGGCTTTGGTATTCGATAAGAAAACCCCAGAAAGAGAAGAAGAAAAAGAACCCTTTGCCTTTAAAGGGATAGATTTCGATTCGGGTAAAGCTAATTTGAATTCTTTACCTGATGCTAATTCCCACGACCTTTGGGATAAAAAATTATGCTCGAATGTTAATTATTCTTACGATCCAAATTTAATTTGCTCAAGCTGGGTTACTGAAAATACTTTACCGAAGGAAGAAAAATCTTCTAGAACCGAAAAGAAAAATAAGAAAAATCAGGTAAAGTGTTAGAATGAATAGAAAGGCGGAGGAAAGGCAGAAGGGATTTGATGAGATCTACGATAAAATAGTAGAAGAGCTCAGAGGAAATCTATCTAACGAGGAGTATAGAGAACTAATTACTCTTGAATATGTCTTGACCCAAGGATATAGTAATCCAGGGGATGAAGAAAGATTTAAGGAATTGAGAGATAAGAAATATGGATCCCTATAAAATTTCTTATGACATATTAAAAAGTATTAAGGATCAATTCGAAGAAATAGATTTTACCAAAAAAGTAGTAAAAAATAAGGAAATAAAAAAAGAGTATTACGAAGAAGTTTTTATAGATATATGTAAAAATTTAGGGAAATACCTTCCCGAGGGATTCCCCAGAATAGATAAGGAATCGAAGAAAAAATCTTTAATTGTAGAAACCAGGGTTTTACCTCACACCGGATTCATAATAAAAAATACCATACAAAAACTAGGGGATGGATGGGGACATATCATATATTGTCATCTGAATAATTACGATCAAATTAAATCTATATGTAATTCCATTTCTCCAGAGATAGAAATAAGGGTTCTAGAAAAAGAACTAACGAGGAATTCTTATAATACTCTTCTTCTGGATATAGAATTCTGGAATGAGATAGATTGCGAAAAAGTTTTAATATACCAAACAGATTCTTTTATATTTAAAGAATTTGACGATTCTTTTTTGAATTGGGACTATATAGGAGCTCCTTGGGGACCTTCCGAACATTCCAAATTAATTTCTAAAACATGCAATCTCAGATATGAATTAAATCTAGGTAATGGCGGATTTAGTTTAAGGACGGTGGAAGCAATGAGAGATGCCCTACTAAAAATAGGTCCGGAAAAAAATAACTTTGGATCCGACACTGATTTTTTATACGAAGACGTTTTTTTCTCTAAATTTATTTATGAATCCCTGATTTGGAAAATTTCACCGATAGAAATTGCCAATAAATTTTCATTTGAAAATAAATTTTTAGACGAAACATTTTCTTGTCATCAGCCTTGGGATAAAGATTATTCTTCTTTTGGGGTTTTTGAAAAATTTATTGAAAAAATAAAAGGGGTAAATGTTTACGGATTCGGTGAAATGGAATGTGGACTTTGCCATATTATGAGAACAATAATTAAATCTTTAGAAGATTTAAAAATACCATGTAATACTAATATCATAAATCCTAGGGATCCAAAAGGAGATTTTTCGTCTAAAGGAAATAACTATTTTTCGACTAATATCGTTTGCTATAATCCAGATTTAGACGGATATAATTCTATCCTTACGAACCTAGAAGGAAAATACAATATAGCTATATGGGCCTGGGAATTGGAGGTTTTTCCCGATAAATGGATAGAATGCTTAGATCTTTTTGATGAGATCTGGGTTATATCAGATTTTATAAAAGATCATTTAAAAAAATACTCGGACAATAAAAAAATAGAAGTAATTAGAATTCCTGGGGATTTCGGAGAAAAAAAAGACAAAAACGAATGTAAAAAAATATTAGGGTTTGATGATAAATTTATTACCCTTTTTATTTTTGATGCTTTTAGTGATATGCCTAGGAAAAACCCGGAAGGAGTAATCGATTCATTTAAAAGGTCTTTATCTGAATTTCCCGAATGTTTGCTTGTCATAAAATCGCATAACTTAACGGATAACCAGATACTTTCTTTAGGGGATCTTCCCGAAAATATTATTCTCATAAACGAAACTTGGGATAAAGATAAGATGAATACACTTCTAAATTCAGCAGACATATATTGCTCTCTGCATAGAAGCGAAGGCCTAGGTCTTACTATAATGGAAGCTATATCCTTAGAAATACCGGTGGTCTGTACAAATTGGTCTGCAAATTTAGATTTTTGCCTAGAAGAATCTTGCGAATTAGTAGATTTTAGTATGACAGGTGTCCCCGAAAATTCTATTTACACAATATTACTAGGGGGGAAATCTTCTAATTGGGCAGACCCTTCTCCAGAGGATGCAGCCAAAAAACTATTAAAAATATACAAAAATTATAATTCATATAAAGAAAAAATAAAAATAAATAAAAAATACATAGATATGATGTATAATTTATCTTCACTGGGATTATTTATCCAAAATAAAATTAAGATAGATAATGCCTATATTCAATAAAGAAATAACTTTTATACATATACCTAAAACAGGAGGGACCTCTATAGAAAAATTTTTATCCTCAAATGGATATTCTGTATCTATGCTTAATGAAAAAATAGATTTCATTCAGATAAACGGTCACTCCCCCCAACACTGCACATATTTAGAATTAAAGGACCTAGGACTACTGACAGAAAAAATATTTACTGTGGTAAGGCCAGAAGTAGAAAGAACAGTTTCCGAATTTTTTTATATAAAAAAATATAGACCAGATCTTTCATCCCTTTTTAATACATTTAATGAATTTTTAGATGTATTCTTAGATCAAAATAATAGATCTCTTTTCGATTTCCATAATCTATCGAACAGAAATTTCTTGAAAAATGAAAAAGACGAAATCGATCATTCAATAGAGATTTTCAATTATTTCGATTCTTCCTCTATAGAAAAATATTTAGGGATTTCTGGGATTTCTAAATATCAATTACTTAAAACTCAAAAAGGAAATTTTACTCTAAAAAAATATCAATCCCAAAGAATAAAAAAATTTTTCGATAATGATAATTAATCATAAATACAAATTTATATTTACCCATATACAAAAAACTGGAGGGATCTCTGTATCTAAATCTTTTTATTCTTTAGAAAATACGGAGAATATAGTAAACACACATTCTTTTATAAATACTTTAAACGTAGAAGATTTCCAGGATTATTTTAAATTTTGTTTCGTTAGAAATCCTTGGGACCGATTAGTCTCTTGGTATAATATGATGGTTCAAAAAAGAGTACATAACGATTTTAGCAAATATCTTTTGGAAAACTCAAATACATTTTCGGAATTTTTAGATCTTACGGATACTATTATGGAGAAT